ATGACAAAGAAAAAAGCTCACAAACCCGGTTCAGCCACTATTGCCCTCAACAAACGCGCTCGCCACGAATACTTCATTGAAGAAGAGTTCGAAGCGGGGATGTCGCTACAGGGATGGGAAGTTAAATCACTCCGCGCCGGTAAAGCCAATATCAGCGACAGCTACATTTTGCTGCGCGATGGCGAAGCCTATCTGTTCGGTTCCACTTTCCAGCCGCTGGCGGTTGCCTCTACGCACGTGGTGTGTGACCCCACGCGTAGCCGCAAGCTGTTGCTGAAGCAGCGCGAACTCGATTCGCTTTACGGCCGAGTCAACCGCGAAGGTTTCACAGTGGTTGCACTGTCGATGTACTGGAAAAACGCATGGGCCAAGCTGAAGATCGGTGTGGCGCGCGGTAAGAAAGAACACGACAAGCGTAACGATGTGAAAGATCGCGAATGGCAGATGGATAAAGCACGTATTATGAAGAATTCAAAGCGTTAAGCACTGGATTCATCCGTCACTATTCTGTAGTATAAGAAGTTCTTGGGGCTGATTCTGGACTCGACGGGATTGTGAAGCCTTAGGTGCATGTCGAGGGGCGGTTTGCCTCGTTAAAAGCCGCAAAAAAATAGTCGCAAACGACGAAAACTACGCTTTAGCAGCTTAATAACCTGCCAAGAGCCCTCTCTCCCTAGCTTCCGCTCTTAAGACGGGGATCAAGAGAGGTCAAACCCAAAAGAGATCGTGTGGATGCCTTGCCTGGGGTTGAAGCACTAAATCTAATCAGGCTAGTTTGTCAGTAGCGTGTCTGTCCGCAGCTGGCCGGCGAATGTAAAGACTGACTAAACATGTAGTACCGACGGTGTAGTAATTTCGGACGCGGGTTCAACTCCCGCCAGCTCCACCAAAAAAAGTTGGACAGTGGGAAGACAACGACTTGTAAGTCAACACGTTAACCACTGCGTCCGGGCAGGAACCAGCCTGAAACCGGACAAACCGAGATACGCAAAAGAGCCCCGGCTCCTGAGCGACAAAAAAGCCCGCGCAAGCGGGCTTTTTTGTGTCTGTATCTTTTATTACACGCTTCCGCTTGTGATAAAAGCATTTCCCGCCCGATAGACAGCGAAGCGGGGTACCTCGCCTGCTGGCGGCTTGCAGTATACCGATGAAGAGCGGTAAGAATCGCCAATCTTCATCATCAGTGCATGCTGCTTACCACGGCCAATCGCTGGCAGTCTGATGCCCTGTAGCCTGAAATTCATGCCCGGCAGCCGCCCCTTATTTCCCGTATCGGCCTTACAGAGATGTTTTTCTTCACCCTCGCTACTTAAAAGAAGATGAAATTGCTGCCTCTGACTCCGGCATTCAGCCGTCACGGTCAGATTTGTATCCAGAATGCGATCAAAGTTTTCGCCCGCAATGTGAAAGATGACGTGCCATCCACCGGTGTCTGACCAGCTGAATTTGCCGGACGGCAAATCAATCCCGCCAGACTGTGCGTTGTAAATATCCCCGGTAATGTGCTTCGCATCCAGCGTCCCATCAATGGTGCAGGTGTCCTTAATGAGTACATTATCCAGCTCCCCCTTTAACGCACGGATCGTTCCACTGATGTCCGCTTTTTTTGCCGTAAGCTTTCCTTCAGGTGTCAGCTCAAACGCGGGCGGCGTACCGCTGCCGGTAATGCTGACCGCCTGCAGTTTTTTGATAAGGGCTTCATCAAAGAATATCCGGTCGTCCTCAATCACCAGGGCGGGAGAGTGATTACCGTTCCGGGGATTGACGAACGCCACGCGATCCGCGGCCATTAAAATCTGGCTCTGCATTCCGTCAGGCTTTTCCTCAATCCCCATGCCGAAGCCCGCCAGGCAGTACTTACCGTCTCTTAGCTGCTGCATCTTCACTGACCACAAGGAATTAAGATGTCCCTGCGTATCAGTCCAGCTCTTACTGATTTCCTCGATTTTCGACGCGCCCTTACCGAGCACCGTCATTTTCTGAAGTAAATCTTTTCCCAGGTGAGTGTCGGTAATTTTGTGTTTAAAGAATTCCAGGTAGCCATCGGCATCTTCGCTGGCACGTGCGATTTTCTCAAGGTAGTCCGATTTACCCAACGGATTCACGCTTCGCACATAGAAGTAATAATTCCTATCATGCTTTAACCCGTCTTTTATCCAGCTGGTGCCCTCCCCGAGATACTGCGCCTGAGTTTCCACATCGGCGGAATTCGTAATTTTGTGGGTGGCAAAATAAAATTCATAACGGACGGTGGCGTCATAAACGGCCTGATGCGGTACCAGCGTTACCTGGAAATAGCCTGGTGTCACGTCAACGGACACGGGAGGCTCTGGTGCGGCGACCGTAATGCCGGTCATAACCGGTTCACTTTTCTGCCCGGCCTCATTAAGAGACCAGACGGACACCCTGTAGCCCCCGGGGTCAGGGAGCGTGAACGTACATTCAGGCTTGTCCACCCTGTGACTGAACACAAGGTTACCCGAAGCGTCATCGCCGCGCGTGACCCGGATGTCAAATCGCGCGCTGCTGAGGGTGCGCAGGATTTCCCATCGGGCGATGGCATGAATGTGGCCGGATGAGGCGCTGACGCTGACATGAAGATGCCGGACAGCGGGCGGTAACATGCCGTGCTCGCTGGCCGGGGGTTCTGAAAAGCGCCTGCCTTCGTCTACCCGTGCTTGCTTTTCCGGGCAGTGCTGAAGCGCAGTCACGGCATAGCCGCCGTTTTCGCTTTCACGAATGGCCACACAGCGAAACAGGCGCTGCCGCAGACCCGGCAGTTTCAGTCCCCAGACGCTTAATGACATTATGCCTTCAGGCATGCTGTCCACTTCGACACAGTCAGGTTCGGGATGGCCGGTCACGCTGACGGTCACAGGCTGTCCGGTCTCGCTTATCAGATTCAGCGTGGCGCGCCCCTTTCCTGGAAGAGACACAGGGCGGTCAAGCCTGAGTAGTTTTTTCTCAGGCTCTGCGGCAATGATCCGGCCACCGGTTGCGGTCCCGGCATAATCGTTGTCGCAAATTTCGAAGATATCACCAGGGATATGACGCAGCCCTTCAGCCCCCACACAAAAATCGACGGTCTGGGTTTCCAGCAATTCGGTCTCAATAATCCATAATCCGTGACGGTGTGCCTGCCCCCGACTGGTACAACCAAACGCATCGACTTTCAGCAGGTTTCGCCCGTAGCGTTTTATGGCCTCACGGTCTTCCACCAGCTCAACCGACGGCTGCCAGTTATTATGGGGATCAATAAAGCGCACCTCGATCGCGTTGTGACGGTCCTTCAGTGCGCTGAAGCTGTAGTGAAACTGGCCACCGGCCACGCTGGGATTGGTGTAAGTCCAGACAGTGTCTGAGGGCGCATCCGGAATAAATGTCAGCCGCTGGCCGTTCCATACGGGCATGCAGCGCATCATGGCGCAGAAATCACTGATGGCATCAAACGTCTTTCGCTGCTGCGTGAGCCAGGCGTTGCAGCGGATACGCGGCTCCTGTCCGCCATACCCGTCACCAACGCTTACATCACAGTATCGAGCAATGTTATACAGCGCCCACTTATCGACATCGGCAATGCCCATCCGCCTGCCCAGACCATAACGCGGGTGCGTCAGCAGGTCATACAGACACCATGCCGGGTTGTCCGTCCAGGCTTCCTTAAAATCGCCGTACCAGCGATCGCTGGCATAGCTTCGCGTCAAGGGATCGTAGGTAACAGGCACCTTTACCAGTCGTCCTCGCATCTGATAACTACGCTGTGCCCGCTGGTTGCCTGATCTTTCTGAATCAATCTTCAGCCCCACGACCGCCGTGCAGGGATAGCACTGCCGGATATCGGTGATTTCTGTATAAGAAGACCAGAAGGTTTTATTGAACAGGTGGTTATCGGTACTGTCCGTCGTCACGCGTTGTACACGAACATCAAAGGGAGGTGTTGGCAGGTCTTCAAGAACGACTGAAAACGCATACGGCTCATGCGTACAACCCTTCACGGTGATGTCTTTTTCTGTTTTCCAGCCTGCAGGATGCCGAATATGAATCTGCAGGTTAACCGATGTATCCTGCGTTTCGCCTTTTTTGTTGACCGAGAAAAGCTGGTGAACGCCCAGCGTTAGGCGAAGCCGGTCGGTTTCTTTTCCATCCACCGTGCGGGTGACGGCATACTGCGCGGTGACGTCAGCATTAATCAGCTTTTCCCGGGCTGATGACTCAAAACCGCTCAGCGGTGGCTGTTCAGCGGTTCCGGCATGAAAATGCATGTTCACGCCCTGTATGTTTACCTGTCCGTCCGTTCCCAGCACAGGGGTGCCGTTAACTAATACACTCTTCAGGCCGCTGACTGGGCCCGCAATGGGCCCCTCGCTGATAATATCGATGACACTCAGAACCTGAGATGAGCGTAGATTGTCAGATTTGTCATGTGGCGTTTTATCGTGATGATGGAAGATGCTCATGAATTCATCCTGCGGGAAATGAGCAGGGATGCACCCTTTTCTGTCTCCCGATTAATGGCCAATAACAATTGTCTTACCCTCCCCACTCAAATCCCGGGTGGCGATCTCCTGAGAAATCACGCGTGACCCCACTCGCATTTCCCCATACAGGACCGGTACCGGTGTGCCCTGGGCCATCATGTTTTCTGTACCAGAAAACCATGAGCTTTTTCGGTTTAGATCATCAGCGGTTGCTGGCCGGGGTGCCAGTAACTGCGCTGCGCCGCCCAGCATCAGGCTGGCCCCCAGAGAAAATGCGGCCCCACTCAGCGAAAGCGTCGTCGCCCCCAAAGTCCAGGCGAAAGCGTTCAGGCCAGGGATAAATGACGCCGCAATGAGCGCAGCTCCCGCAAACAGCTGAAGCAGCCCCCGCCGTGAAGCCCCTTGCAGACGGGGAACCAGATGAACAACGGCACCGGCCGGAAGTTTTTCATGCAGACGGGCATGCAGGTTGCCAGTATCAAGATCGCTGCCGACGATACGTACCTGATAAAGACCTTCACGAAACTGGCGTCTGAACTCACCGGACTGCATCACCAGCGCATGCAGCGCCTCTGCCGCCGTCATCACATGCAGATCAATACGCCTGCCAAACCGGGCAAGATTGCCATACAGGCACACCCGGACGGACCGGGCGGTTTCAGGGGAGGCTGTGCTCATTTTCATCTTCCGCTCCAAAACAATAAATTTGGCCTTCACACACCAGCCACCAGCTGCAGGCGCTGTGCGTCATTGCGGCTTTGTCCGCAGGACTCAGTTCAGGTGGCCCATCAGGATGGCTGTGAACCAGCGCGATAATCGTGCCGGCGGCAGAGGCACTCAGGTAATCTTCAGGCGCGATCAGAAAGTGCTGACAGGGGTCAGCGGACGCGTTAATGCAGGGGAGATACTGATGACCGTCCGGTGTCCGGATGATCAGGCCACAGCACTCCTCCGGGTGACAAGCGCGGGCATGACACAGGATCGCTTTCGTCAGGCGTTCGCGTGTTACGGCACTGAATGTGTATGTCATTACGCAGAACACGTCTCAATCGACAGAAACCCGCCAAAGCGCCTGATGTTATGCCGTAGACGGCAACCTGCCGCACAGTTGCCGCAGTGATCCTGGACAATGTCTGTCACGGGCTGGCCATTGCTGTCTGCGACAGCCGGCCCGGCGTAACCGCACTCTGCGGAGCGGTATGCCCAGGGGCAGAGGTCAGCCAGCATAATGCGCCCGGGACACATCAGTCCGTCGGTTTCCGTCGGCACGGCCAGGATAAACCGGGCCGTCAGAGACGTGAGTTCCGCCAGCTGCTCGATAACATAACGACTGACGACTTCCTGCTGCGGATCCGCGTCCGGATTACCGAGCCTGAAATTTACCGCGTCCAGAAAGCGGGCGCAGACTGAACGGCGAGTGACCGTTGCACCCACGAGGCTCTGATACGCTTCGGCCAGACCCGTCACAATGCCATACAGATTGGAGACCACGAGCGACGGCCGTGCTGCCGCCCCCCTGCCGCTCATACTGCTCTCTTCCATTCTGACGGGATATGGCCGGTATCGACGCTTTTGCCAGACAACCGATTTACCGTATTCGTTCTGCTCGTTGCAGAAGAAATAACGCTGACCGCCGGTTGCCGACAGATCGGCTTCCCAGAGGTCGATTCGGGCAGACGACGCTGTCCGGATAAGTTCGCTCAGTGTATGAGCAGGGATCGTATTCATTCAGGCTACCTCATGCCGGAACCCGTTCAAATTCGCCGGTTATTTCCGTGCGCTTTGCCATTCTCACTGCTGACCAGCGTCGGCAGATAAAGATCGCGGGTGCTGGCTGGCCTGGCGGCTGCCATAAAAATGCACTGACGCCACCGTGTTGCGAGAGAAAGTCATCCACAGCCTGCATAGTCGCGTGCGGCCCCGACAGCATGATGCTATAGCGGCTTTGCACGCCATTTATGCCATCCGCGCGCCGCTGCTCATACCCGTCACCAAAGCGGATAGTCTGCACGCGCGGCTCACGCTCCGTGCGCATGCCCGGCCTGACTTTCCAGCTAAAGGTTTTCATCAGGCACGGCCTCCGCTCATCATGCCGCCGTCACGCTGCTGCTGCAGGAAGAAATCCTTCGCGCCCTGGCGCCCCAGCTCGTATATCATTCTGGCGGCCTCCGGCCCGAGCTGCCCGTTGCGGCCATCGTTGTGAATGGTTACGTTAAAGGTAGGTGCGTATTTCATGCCAGCCCCCGTCATTCTTGCCACCACGCCAAGCTTGCCGTCGGCACCACGACGCAGGGGAAAAATGCCCTCCGGTCCGGCTTCCCCCATAACGCCAGCGCCGTGGGCAAACGCAAACAGTGTCGGCGTACGCACCACCGTTCCGCTGAAAGCACGAAGCCCCCGTGAATGAAAGACGCCCCCCTGCGCGTGAAATGACAGCGCCTGTTGTTTAAGCAGGCCGGAGAAGATATCCACGCCTTTCACCAACGTCATTTTCACCAGCACCTGGGTGAGCATGCTCAATACTGACCGGGTAAAGTCGCGAAAACCGGCCTTCCCCTCCGTCAGCAGGGTGCTCAGCTGTGTACTCAATCCGTCCAGCGCACGTGAGGAAACCTCCTTTATCCGACTGTTTGCATCAAGTGCCGCATCACGGTATTCAGCCCACCCGCTTTTTGCGCCCGCCAGCCAGTCAGCCCGGAGCTTTTCTTCAGCCTGCCAGGTCTTTTGCTGCGCCTTCAGCACCGCTGACAGAACGTCTGGTGCCTCCGAATACGTGGCACTGAGCCGGACAACGCTGGCATGCTGCTGCGCCTCCCGGGCCGACAGGCCGTGTTCAAGCGCCGCAATTTCTGCCTGCCGCGTGCGCTGCTGCTCCGTAAATTTTCCAGCCTGCGCCTGAAGCTGATTCATGCGTTCCTGAAGCGCAACTTCATCCCCCAGCATGGCCAGTTTTTCCTGCTGAAGCAGGACGCTGGCTTTGGCAGTAATCAGGGATTTTTCCTCACGACTCAGCTGACGCTTCTGTGCCGCCGCTTCAAGAACATGGAATTTAGCCTGAGAAGCCCAGAGGTTTTTGCGCTGCTGGCTGACAATACCGGCTTCCTGATGTGTTTTCAGTGCATGAAGCCGGGCCTGCAGCGCCAGCATGTCGGCCTGCGCCTTTTCGCCTGCGAGGGCAGCCGCCGACGGCTGATGTGCGTCCCGCCGTTTTCGGCGGCCTGAGACAAGCGTGTCATAGCGCTGTTTTTCACGGCGCATCGCCTCCTCTTTAACCTCACGGGATGCCCATGAATGGCGGATAACTGACAGCGCGCGCTGATGTTTTTCCTCTTCCGTTTCGTACTGCTTTTTCAGGCTCTGGTCAGCATCGAAACGGCGCTTCTTACGGATTTCCGCATCCTGCTCTGCTTTATCCCGGGCGGCCTTCAGATCACGCTGAAACTTTTGGTCTTCCAGCCGGGAAAGCCTGTCCCTGTCCCGTTGCATGACAGGTATCCAGGCTTTGCCCAGACCCTTTCCACCCGCGTTCAGTTTCTCCTTTAAAGCAGCAATCTGCTCTTCAAGCGATCGCTCCCGTCCGATGCCCAGCATGACATCCCAGGCACCCGCAGCCGTCTCCCCCAGCCATTTCCAGGTTTTCTCAAGCGTCCCCAGACTCTGCGTGACCTCATTACTTCGGGTTCGCATTGCTTGCGCATAGCGATCCATGGCCAGCGCTGCCGCATCCGTTTCACGCCCCTGTTCAGCCAGACGGGTGATGTTTTCCAGCTCGGCTTCCGTCAGAAAGTGCAGGGATTTATCCAGCTCGCGAACGGCAGCCACAGGTGTGTCCTGAAGCCGTGCAAACTGCCGGATAGTTTCTTCTGTGGCCTGACCGGTTACGGCTTTAAGACGGGCCGCAACATCAGCGACCTGCCTGATGTGCTGCTCGCTGAACAAACCTGAGCCAGTAACCTCTGCCAGTACGTCTGCGGCTTCATGCTGAGTGATACCGTTTCCCTTCAGAGTCCGGCTCATCACCTGCAGCGCTGAGGTTGTGTGGGCGGCATAGTGACCGGTCAGGATCAGGGCTTTATTGAATGCTTCCGCTTCCTGGCTGCCCTGATACCACGCCCTGCCCAGCCCCCAGACAGCGGCGGCAATACCACCAACAACGCCTGCCACGCCCAGGCCGCGCAGGGTCATCAGCTTCTCAATCCACCCGGCATTGTTGGCGAGCGTAATACCGGAACCACGAAGCGCACCAAAATTTCCCCTGGCCACTTCACCAAGTAAAACACCAAGTTCGCGTCGCGCCGCCGCGCTCTCGAGGCCCAGCGAATGCGTCTTCTGACGCGCCGATTCCAGCTTACGGATATAGATATCTGCCGCATTACCCAGTCCCAGCTGTGCCGCACGCGTTCTCAAAAGCTCTTCACGTGAAAGTCGCTGTGTGGCCAGCTGCGCTTTCAGCTGGCTGAGAAAACGGGCTTTTGCCTGGGAGGCCAGCACTTCAGCGCGTGAGGCAGAAGAAACCTGCTTCGCGGTGCGCCCGGCCTGCTGCCCCGCATTTTTCAGCTGCCGCTCGACCCGCCCCATCTGTTCGTGAAAACGGGTGGTTTCAGCACCAAGGTTTACGACGAGGTCAGCAATCTGCTGGGACATGCCGTTCTCCTCCCATGGATTCTGCCATAGCCATCAGCATGTCATCTGTCATGCGTTCATCGGGTCCCGATGGGGCTAGCAGGCTGAAATCTTCGGCCTTTAATGTGCTGTCACCGGCGGTGAGCGCAACCAGCGTACTGCTGAGTGCAGCAAATTCAGCATCCAGCAGACGGTGGCTGAAAGGCGTATGCGAGAAATAGCGCTGCCAGTCGGACAGCTCAGATGACGTCATCTCGCTCAGCATGCGGTGCCAGTCCGGGCGCTGAAACTCGTGGGCCAGACACATGATAAATTTCAGCTCCCGGCCGACTGCTTTACTTCCGGGCCCTCCGCTGCCTCATATTCCCGCTGTTCTTCTGCCTTCACATCGACGTCGAGACCGCTGAGCATCATCACCTTCTCGGCTGCCTGAGACAGCGCTTTTTCAGGCCAGTCGGACAAGATCTGGTGATAAATCTCCTCCACGTCCGCTTCGCGGTTACCGTTCCAGCGCGCCCGGGAGACAAGCCAGGCGTTAGACTCAGTATTGAGCCGTACCAGTGCGGCCCCTTTACCAGCCTCCGTCGTATTTTGCTCACTCTCAGCCAGCAGTCTGGCAATACATTCAAAGTATTCAGCGCGCTGTAATGCCGTGAGTTCGTACAGTTCGGCCTGCTCAAAACCGTAATAAAAAACTGTTTTTTCCAGAAACATCAGCGTTCACCTTCATGGGGGATATTATCAGGGCCGGGGGCTGGTTTTACCGGTATCTCTTCAGCCAGAACCGGCCGGCCGCTATTTGTGACTTTGATGGTTCGCGTAATGACTTCTTTTGCAGGAATAGTCTTGCCCAGGCTGCTGACCCATCCCCGGAACAGATCGACCGTGCCGTTTGGATAACGAATTTTGTAATAGCGGACCTCCCCGCTGTGAAACCAGCTCAGTAAATCCTTCTGCCCCTGCTCGCCGGGTTTCCACGCAAGCGTAATACTGGCTTCGCCTGCCGACTTCTCGCCCTGCGCTGTGGCTTTCCAGTCGGCATCCGGATCGTCCAGCCATGTGTCGTCGTAACTCTCTGCGCTGATTTCGCCTGGTTGCAGCTCGCGGATCTGAGCCAGTCGCGTCCAGCCGTTATCGTCCAGCGGTTTAGCGGTGGCATCGCCGTTGCCGGTAAAAATCAGCAGTGTGGTACCTGCGCCTTTAACGGACGCAAGGGGATTTGGTGTCGCCATAGTGACTCCTTACATTTGATAGGTAATGAGATAAGTCAGATCGGCTGAACCCCAGCTCGCCATTTCACTGTCCCGCTGCCAGTCATAACTCTGCGGCGTGAGCGTCTCAATCACGGATGAAAGTGCCGGTACATTAACGAGAGCCGGAAGAATATGACGTTCAACCCACTCATCCAGTGCCGTATCCGGTTGGGTTGCCCGGAGGAATACTTCAATATGCAGCGTAGCCTGCCAGGCTTCTGCATCCAGATAGTTACCGCTGTAGCGGGCGTCTGACAGATAAACGGCTACGGCGGGCAGTTCTTTTTCATCAATAAAAACGGGGCGGCCATCATGAAAGGCCGCCCCGCTGATGTGGGACTTAAGCGCATCCGTGAGGGTGCGCCTGATTTCAGCATGTTTTTTCATAACCTCCTCCTCAGGTACAGCCTCAGCTGGTATTTTAGCGCGGCGGCCAGTTCAGCCTGCATATCCGTTTCCAGCAGCTGCCGGCTTTGTTTCTGATAGCTCTCCGTCAGCGGTCCGGACAGCGGGATTTTTACAACCTGAACCGGGTAGCGACTGCGGCCGGTGCGCTGCAGTACATGCCAGCGGCCGTTAGCCAGTTGCTGTATAAATGCATTCCGGAAAGTAAACCGCCCGATTTTCAGCACGCTGCCGTGCCGGCCGGACACTGTTTTTCGCCGGGACAGCTGCAGACGGGCCGTGCCCAGATTGATAGCTGGCAAATCCCCGCGGTTAACGACCAGTCGCGCGGTCGGATCAGCATGGCCGGGCATGGCCGGGCGTAGCCGGACACGCTGCCTGACCAGCTTCTGGGGAACGCTCGTCTCCTTTGCAACCTCGCGTGTGCAGCGCGTAATGACGCGACGGGCTACACGGTTCACCGCCTGCGCCAGCGCGCGGGGCACCAGCTGACGATCGAGCTCATGCAGGTTATTCAGTGCCTGTTTCAGTCCCTGCACGTTTATCCTCCTCAAGCCAGATTTGCGGCTTGCCGTTGTAAAACTGCCAGCGGGTTACCCGCCAGTGTTTCTCCTGCCATTCAACCCGATCATGTCGTTCGGGCTGATAAGCCCGGTCGAAGACAATTAACGACACGCCCTCTCCGGACAGGGGTCCCATGTCAGCCGTAAAGGCATGTTCAGCTGCGCATATCGTTCGTCCATTAATTACCACGGCCTGACCGAACCGGCGTGCGGTGACATCGTCCATCCTGTCAGTCAGACGGAAAAACGGGCTAGCCAAAAAGCTTAACGGCCACTACGGCCGCCTTACTGTCGGCATTTTCCCAGGCGGTACCTAAGGGCACGGCCCCCTCGGTCTTGCTGGCTACCACCTGATGGCCCTGCTCATAAACAGGCTTGCCGATCTGCACAGAGACATCTGCTTTTTTCGGCAAGGTGAAGACGCCTTCCGCCAGGCCAGTTCCGGCGCAACCTTTCGGGGTATCGGTTACGGCAATAACGATACGATCCCCCACATGCACCATATCGCCGCTTTTATAGTCTTCGTCCGCAATGAACGTCAGCGTCTTGCCATCCTGCACATAATTTTTTGCCATGCTTCTTCTCCTTCACGGTTCCTGATGACCGGATTTCAGGCATAAAAAAAGCCCTTTCGGGCATTCAGATTTTTTACGACATATCAGGCAACGCACTGCACCAGACCACGATAGTCAATCGGCGCAACGCCGGCATCAATACGCACTTTGGTGGTGACACCATCAGCAGTAAAGCCTTCCGTCTGGTCAATAAATGGCGTATCAACACCGTTGAGGTAAGCCACCTCAATCGTGTCCGAGCCCTTTGCGGCAGCCAGATAGAACGTGCTCTGGCTGGCGTCGTCCAGACGCGGTTCGGCAATCACCGTCGCGAAATTCTGCACGGGGTTAATGATACCGGCGTTGATGTCGGCGCCTTTAACAGACGTTGAGCGGATGACCTGGCTGGCAGTAGACTCCATGGCCGTCGGTACCAGCACAAAAGCCGGGCGGATGTTGAGATGGCGTTCGCCCTCTTTCTGGCGGCGCATCATCTGGCGGGCTTTGTCCAGAGACGCCACGTCCATTGCCGCTGCTTTCAGCACGTTGGCATGACGCGCGCTTTCAAACAACGGCACATTATCGGTGGAAAGATTCGGGTTAGTGGTCAGAATGGCGTAAACCAGATCCGCCACGGTAGCTTTTGCGGCGCGGCCCAGCTTCATGGGGACATCGGTCAGCATGCTCAGGTCATCATTGATAATGGCCTGGCGCGTGATGCTGAACAGCTCACCGTAAGTGGCCAGAGCAATCGTGGCCTGCTTGTCTGACGTCGTGACGTATTTGTATTCCGCCCCCTCGCGGACCTGACGCAGGGAGGGAAAACCGCCCAAACCCACACGGTGCGCGATTTTGAAATCGGAAAGCTGTCCCTTTTTGGTCCACTCACCGAACGTCTCAGGCGCCTCTTCCCAGCCCTGTAGAAGGGATTTGTAGGACACATCCAGCATGATATTGCCATAATCGGACGTGCTGTGCGTAAACGCCAGCCCGACGATCTGCACCGGGTTATAACTGGCCACACCGAAGCCCCGTTCGGTCAGCGACAGGCGCGCATGTTCACGAAGCGTCATGCCGTTGTAAGGGTTATCCGGCTGGAGTGGCTCATACCCGGCCCGCGCCATGATGGCCTGCCGGATGCCGTCACCGGTAAAATTCCCGTTTCCGGCATAGATGTGAGGTGCGGCTGATTTGTTAGACGGCGTGCTGTCTTTGCCCATCTGCGTCAGCAGCTTCTCGCGTGCCAGCTCAAGCGTGCACGTCGGATCCGCGATGCAGGCTGCCTGCAGGGCACTGTATTTATCACCGAACATCCCAAACAGGTCACTGAGCGCCCGTGCGCGGACACGCTGTTCTTCAATGAACTGTTCACGTAAACCCGCTTCGTTCACACCTGCCTGAGGTGGAGCAGGATCATGCGTCAGGCTGTTCTGCGGCGGCGTCAGCATATTGCGAAGGTTTTCTGGCATTTTTTCGTACTCCTCGATACGTTTTGAATCAATGCGGGCCATTGCCTGAACGACGGGCACCAGCTGGTCAGCGAAGCCCAGTGAGACGCACTGGGTTCCGTCCATCCAGGTCTCTTCTTTCAGCATCCCGGCGATAACCTCATGGGCCAGCCCTGTTTTGGCGGCATAAGCCGGGATGAGCACAGCTTCTGTTTTATCCAGTAGCTCAGCGAAATCACGCATGTCATCGGCATCACCGCCCGCGACCGCCCAGGGTTTATGGATCATCATGAAACTGTTGGCCGGCATGATGACCGGATTACCGACCATGGCGATGACGGAGGCCATCGACGCGGCCACGCCGTCGACATGAACCGTAATGGCAGCAGGGTGATATTTGAGTGCGTTAAAAATGGCGATCCCTTCAAAAATGCTGCCACCCGGCGAATTGATATGAAGGTTGATGTGTTTAATCTCGCCGAGTGCCTGGAGGTCGCTGATAAACTGTTTTGCCGACACCCCCTGAAAACCGATTTCGTCATAGATATAAATTTCTGCCTCAGTTTCGCCCCGTGCAGCCATCCGGAACCAGGATTCAGTCTTCTTCACCTGTGTCGCCTGACGCTGGCTTATCTGCTTTACTTTCTCGGTCACTGCTGACTCCTTTGTCGTTTGCCGGGTCAGTGTCAAACACCAGCCCCTCTTTCTGGTTTTCATCGACTTCCGCTTTGCGGCGACGTTTAACCTCATCAGGGTTGCGCCCGCATGCCCGTGCCCAGTCGGATTCGGTTGCCGCCCCACCCCGTATCTGAATCTTCCAGGCAGTCGCCTCTTTCACAGGGTCGATCCAGGGCATACCCGGTCCCGAGTAAATGGCGTCATACAATGTGGAAAGTTCGATATCTACGGGTGGCTTAATCACACCCGCTGCAAGCGCCTGTTTCAGCCATGCGCGATAAACCGGCCGGGTGACAGCAGCAATAAAACAGTCCTGCAGAATGAGATATCCGTCCGTAGACTCCACCAGCTCCTGCCGCTGCGCGCTGTATGTGCCGTTGTAATTGCGGGCTGTGCTCGAAAAGCTCAGACGTGTACCGGCAGCCACGGCACGCAGCTGCCCGTTCCGGAATGTTTCAAGGTTGGTGTTGGGCCGGTCTGACTTGATCATGCCAATCTCTTCACCCTGCCGGAGATCGTCATACAACATGCCCGGCTGAATAGTCAGTTCACGCTCACTGCTGCCACTCAGGCTTTCTGAATAGTCCTGCCCGTCACCTTTTTTGATGTACATCCCCAGAGCAGCGGCGATGCGCGCGGCCACCATTTCGCTTTCTTCATAATCTTTTAGTGCGCTCAGGCGGATCATCACACCGGACAGGATGGTAATGCCCCTCACCTGGTGCAGACGCCGTGCAAATTTAAGATGCAGCATGGCGTCAGAAGACACCTCTTTGGTATCAGAGAGCAAACCGCTGACGGGGAGATTTTTATAGACCTGATACTTAAGCGGCTTACCCCACTCGTTCAGCCAGACGCCCTGGATGAGCCCGGCGGCAGGATCGGAGTTCATGGTCACGAAATCTGGCTCAAGTGCTTCAAGCCAGAAAGGTACGCCGCCATCTGCCCTGAGTCCGGCACCATGGCCGCTCACCAGCTGAGCAAAAACCTCTCCGTCTCTGAGCCAGGTGCGCAGCATCAGACGCTCCAGTACTGGCCGGGAAAACTCGCCGGTGACATCAGGCCGCAGTGACCATTCACCCCATTTTTTGCGTATGGTTTTCACCAGCTCCGTGGCCACACGGCCGTCTTTCAGCAGCGGATGCGGGTCAACGATGATGCCTTTTGCGCCGATAACACGCTCTTCCAGCTTGTCCAGTATGCCAATCACCAGGTCATGATTCGCATCCAGCGCCCGGGCCTGCTGACGAAGGGAAACCGCCCCGGCCTGACTGAGCTGGTTGGCGGAGCGTGTTTCGCGTCTGGCCTTGTGGGTGCGGGTGGGAAGCGCGGCTTCGTAGGCGCGGATCTGCATGCGGGCACGCAGCCTGGCAGCCTTCCACGACGGCGAAAAAACACCGATTGCATTATCCAGGAATGACATCAGAACCTCGCTAAACGATATCCCGTCTGACCACAGTGTTTTTTAAGGTATCCGGCCAGGCGGCGCTCCCACTCCTGCCGTCCCTTTCGAATGTCTGTCAGATTCTCCATCGTCATGGACTGCCCGTTCAGCATGATGGTTTTGCCGCTCAGTACGGCAACCTCTGCCTCGGTGTAATAGCGGATCATGGCTTCCACATCGCTCTGGTTCATATCCAGCCTCCGTTTGTCATCCAGGGATTGTTGGTCATGTCGGGAGTCGGGCCTGATGAGGATTTGCGGGTACGGGCTTTCAGTGGCGGAGACGCACTTTCCAGAGTGTTGTCTGTATCACTGTCTTCAAGCCAGGTTTCCCGACGAGCCCATGAAGGTGCATCGGGCCATTTGACTTTTTCGTAGCCATGCAGAATGACCAGCGCATCGGCATAGACGAGCAGGTCAAACCCTTCATTGGCTCCCCGCCCCGGTTTACGCCACCGGCCTTCTGGCGAGCGCTCCTCATATGTGAGTTCGTCGTAAAACCAGCTCCCGATCCAGGCCGGAAAATGAATGTAATTGGGCCCCGGAGCTTCACGCCACAGCGCGTTGTTCACCCGGTCCTTGAGCGCATCGGTCTGGAGCAGATAAAGCGGAACATCCCCCGCGGCCTTTGCCCGGCGCGCTGAGCGTCCGGTATTGTCAGGCCATGTCCGGGTGATCAGCTTTTCACGCTTATGGCTGTCGCCCTTGAAAAGATAAACACGCTTTCCTTCCCCCTCCCGACGACATTTTCGCCAGAAGCGATAGGCGTTGTCGGTCACACCGTCCTCGCCTCCCGAATCCACAGCCATCGCCATAAGGGACATTCGTTTTGACGGATCGCTGGCCAGCGCCCAGGTTTTGTACAGCACGTCCGAGAGAAGCAGCTCCCAGTCCTCAGGGTAACTGCCGGGATCGAGAGGACGGCTTTCGCCAAGGTCATCGCTGCGTAACGAATGACGGATGTTGTAGCGGTCAACGACCCATCGTTCTCCCATCGAGCCGTATCCGGTTATCTGCACCACGAAACGACGATGCCGGCCGCCCTGCACATCAACGGTCGCAACAAGAAACCTCACCCCGTCTGCAACCGTTCGCTCGGGAATATCCTCTGCCCGGCTCTCCAGATGTTCTCCCTTACGTTGTTCAAGGGCGGACCGGGGAAAATAAGGCCTGCCGAAATCCGTATTGAAGACGGCTTTAAGGGTTTCTTCACTGCCTGTTGCCTGATACTCCTGTTCGGCAGTGAGATATTTATAAATCAGCTGAGTCCATGTCTGATATGCCGCCGCTGGCCCCTCCATCCAGAAAGAGGCAATCCGGGACTGGCGTGCCTTCCCGCTGAGTTGCCCCTCACGATCCATGCTCTGCCCGTCACGCAGCCAGACGCCGCGGCTATTCAGGACACGTTTCATATCGGGTTCAATCAGTTCAGAGCAGGCCGGACACTGCAGACGTGCAGCCTCACTGCCCAGTACCGGATCGGTATAGCCGCGATAGCCTGTAATACTGGCTATTTCCGGCTGGAAATATTCCCCACAATGCGGGCACGGCCAGTACCACCGTCGGCGATCCCCCCGGTTATATAACGAGAGGATCCCTGTTGCTGGCGGTGCTTCATGTGGCGTCGAAGCCTTCCATTTCGTATCGCAAATATCCCGGCCCGGGGAGCTCTCCACCAGCGTCATGCCAGCTGACATAAAGGTGGTGGTGCGTTTGGACGCCAGGGAAAAACCATCCCCCTCTCCGTCTATATCATCGGGCCAGCGGTCATAGTCAGTGAGTGCAACATATCGATAATCGGATGAGGACATGATATTGACGGATGGCCAGCCAATTTTCAGGTAGTTGCCGGCGCGAAAAGTCCGGTCATGCACATTATTATCGCTGGCGCGTGGGCTGAGACGTCTATAAAGCTCAGGGCTGCAGCGAAAAGTGCGTTCAAGGCGTTTCTTAGAATGTTCGCGCGCCTTTTCTTCAGTCATCTGTATCAGCAGGAAATCAGCCGGGTCGCAGACCACAGAATAGGTTATCCAGCCATCAATCAGACCCAGCGTTTTACCCGTCCGCGCGGGGCCGACAAAAACTACCGCGTCATAATTGCGCGACGTCAGGCAGTTCATGGGTTCAACAATATAGGGTGTCAGCGTCGCATCCCAGGGGAGTGAACTGCCGCCACCCAAAGGCACGCGCATGTAACGTTTAACCGCATCAGCTACCGGCATTCGATGCGGAGCCTTGAAGAGTTCGGATACGTCTTGACGTATCTCAGCAGCTGAGGCGTATGTCATGGCTCACTCTCTTCGATAATATCTGCACTGCGGATCTCCGCAGCCAGTGATTCCCGAATTTCATCAACAATGCTTTGTGCTTCTGAAATCTGATGCGGAGACCATCCGCGATCGCGCTCCAGCCTGTCAGGCCATGTATCCAGTACCTGTAAAACAGACTTCGCCATCATGGCCATCTCGCGATGTACTTCATTAGCAGGTACGAGCTGGCTGAGCGCAGCTTCAAGCTTTACGCGCTCATTCTCAGACTGAAACCAGTCCTTCCGGGATTTAGGATCCATGCGAGAGGGATCATGAAGTGTTTCAGGTGTGGCTGCTTCGTCAGGAGTAAAGAGAACAGGACCGATGTCTTTGAGGGCATAGACCGGGTTTCCACGAATGTTTCCGGCGGATGCAATCTGCGCGTTCATGATTTTCTTTCTGACTGTCTTGCGATCTATGCCGAACGCTTCAGCAATTTTCGCAATACTCCAGTTATAGGCATCCCCGATTCTGCTGATGTCTGACATTCCTCACCTCAACACACCAGCTCAGTTACGGATTTCCTTTTTAATATCATGTAATTAACCGCTATCCACCTGTCCCTGCTTTTGGCGAAATGGACACCTCAAAACCTGATTTAGTTCTTATATTCAATTAGTTACGACACGTGGTGGTGTCCCTATGAAAATCGCAAAACTAGCCGTTTTCTGCGGGGCCGCCGCCTCGTGGATGAGGTACCCCGCCGGGAGGACCCGCCCATTTTTTGTCCAGCACCGCTGGTGTGATCATCCGGAATGGCGCGTTCCACCCGCCGGTGCGTCAGGGAGAAATGGCAGGCCTGCATACGGGCAGAATATCCGTTTTAATCCATCACCTTCAGGAAATGCGGTAAGGGGTGATCCTCCAGGGTCGTCGGTGAAGACCTGAATCGTGCGGATCACGGCATCCCGGGAGAACTGAACTGTGACTGAATAAGTTTGGTGAAGCGTCGTACAGCCTGGCTGTCATACCCTGTCTTCCAGCACAGGAACAAAGCCGTTTCGGGTCTGGCGTCGGTGAGGTCCAGAACGGCAACGTCATGGCGTATAACGCTCAGCTGAGAGGTCGGTATAAATGTGACACCCAACCCTAAAGCAGCCAGATCAACCGCAGTATTCACATCGCGTACACGGACCACCCGGGCAGGAATGAGCTCGTACTCTGCATAAAGGTTCAGCACCGTCCCTGCCAGACCGACGCCTTCCGGATCGTCCTGGATAATCAGGGTTTCCCCGGCAAGCAACGTCATGTTTACCGACGGCCCGCGGAGCTGTGCATGATTATCCGCGACCACCAGCTTAAGGGGAGACCGTTGTATCAGGCGATGAGTGATAAAGCGATCCGCTGGCATCGGTCCACGGATCACCCCTACATCCAGCTCACCATTCTGAAGCAGGCTGAACTGTTCACTCACGCTGAACTCCCTGACCTCAAGGCGCACGTCCGGAGAGGATGAGCGGAATTCCCTGATGGCGCTCACGACAGGCGTCTCCAGTACAGATGTTCCGACATAGCCCAGCCTCAGGACCGTTGCGCCCCCGGCAGCAATATGCTTAACCGTGGTTGATAAGCGCTCCAGCTGCTGCACGGTGCGCGTGACTTCCGCCATGAGCATCATTCCTGCAGGCGTCAGGCTGACGTGCCGCTTGTTCCTCTCAAACAACCTTATCCCCCAGCTCTGCTCCAGCGACTGAATATGCTGTGTCAGGGCTGGCTGGGTGATACAGACTTCAGCGGCCGCTTTTCCGAAATGGAGCGTGCGCCCCAGCGCCAGAAATGAATTCAGTTTTCTCTTATCCATACCCACCTGATAACCAACCCTTATTAACAAAGGTTAATTCCTGATTGGGAAGTTATCAATGAAGTCATTACAGTCAGGTCTTCTTGTTAAACAGGCCGGACAGGGTCAACCGAGCGGCCAGATTTAAGGATGACATATGAGGATCATAGTCGGAGTGACGGGCGCTACGGGTGCACCGCTAGCCGTCGCGCTCCTGAAAAAACTCAGTGCGATACCTGATGTTGAAACCCATCTCATTATTTCACGATGGGGTAAGACCACGCTGGAACATGAGACGGGTCTGCACCTGAATGAAATTAAAGCGATGGCAGACGTGTATCATAATGCGGGCGATCAGGCTGCAACACTCTCTTCCGGGTCGTTCATTACCGACGGGATGATTATCATCCCCTGCAGTATGAAAACGCTGGCTGGCATTCGCAGCGGTTATGCGGAAGGTCTGATTGGCCGCGCAGCTGATGTCATCCTTAAAGAACAGCGCAAGCTTGTGCTTGTGCCGCGTGAAACGCCCCTCAATACCCTTCATCTTGAAAATATGCTCGCGCTGTCCCGGATGGGAGTCAGCATCATTCCGCCCGTTCCGGCCTGGTATAACCACCCATCCACCCTTGCCGATGTCGAACAGCACATTGCCGGGCGCGTCCTCGATCAGTTCGGCATCAATATGCCCGACGCGACGCGCTGGCAGGGCCTCAGCCGATGAGCGCCTGGCATATTCACAGTCCCTTACAACATGCACTTCCCTAATAGCTTTCAGGAGTCATTATGTCAGATATTAAGCAAAGCCAGCCGGCTAACCAGACCTGGGATTTACGATCTGCCCTGAAGATCCTCAGCCAATACGAGAATGAATATGTCGAAACCAGCGAGCCGGTTGACCCTGCTGCTGAGCTGTCAGGCGTTTATCGCTATGTCGGAGCCGCTGGTACCGTGATGCGCCCGACCCGGACGGGGCCGGCGATGGTGTTTAACAGGATTAAAGGCTATGACAACTTCCGGGTTTTGATCGGATTACTGGCGTCCCGTCAGCGTGTTGCTCGCCTTTTCGGCGTACCGAAGGAAGAACTGGCGCAGCTCCTGCGTAAATCCGTCCATTCAGCGATAGCGCCCGTGGTGATCCCGGCAGAACAGGCCGTGTGCCAGGAGGTCGTTCATCTCGCTTCGGATGATGGTTTTGATATCCGCACGTTGCTGCCGGCCCCCACCAACACCCCTGAAGATGCAGGTCCCTATTTTACGATGGGTATGTGTTACGCGGCTGACCCGGAAACAGGCGAACATGATGTCACCATCCATCGTTTGTGCGTGCAGGGACGTGATGAGATTTCAATGTATTTCGTGCCGGGTCGCCATCTCGATCAGTTCCGGATGAAAGCGGAGCAGGACGGACAGGCACTGCCCATCACCATCAGCATTGGCGTCGATCCGGCCATCGAAATTGGTGCCTGCTTTGAGCCACCCACTACCCCTCTGGGCTTTGACGAGCTTGCAATTGCAGGCGGCCTTAGGGGGCGCGCCGTTGAGCTTGTCCAGGGCGTATCGGTGAACGCAAGGGCAATAGCCAATGCTGAAATTGTCATTGAAGGCGAGCTGATACCGGATTACCGGGTGCAGGAGGACCAGCATACGCACAGCGGTAAAGCGATGCCGGAATTCCCGGGATATACCGGAGAGGCTCAGGCCGCGGTACCGGTCATCAAGGTTAAGGCCGTAACGCACCGTAAAAATCCTATTCTTCAGACCTGCATCGGGCCGAGCGACGAACATACGAATCTTGCCGGCATTCCGACTGAAGCCAGCATTCTGGATATGGTCGAAAGAGCGCTGCCGGGGCTGGTTAAAAATGTGCATTGCCCGTCACCAGGCACCGGTAAGTACATGGCCGTCATGCAGATTAACAAGCGTGGCCTCCAGGATGAAGGGCGCCAGCGACAGGCAGCCCTGCTGGCATTCTCCGCTTTCTCAGAGCTAAAACACGTTTTTCTTGTTGATGAAGACGTCGATATTTTTGATTTGAGCGATGTCATATGGGCGATGACGACGCGTTATCAGGGCGATGTGGATACCATTTTTATACCGGGCGTCCGCTGTCATCCGCTTGACCCTTCCCAGGATCCGGCATTCAGCCCTTCCATCCGCGCACCGGGCATTACGTGCAAGACTATCTATGACTGTACGGTTCCCTATGCGCTCAAGTCTGACTTTCAGCGATCACAGTTTATGGAAGTAGATGTCAGCCGGTTTCTGCCGGGATTTGCTACCGGACAGCCATAACATGGCCCCGCAGTGAAGGACTCTGATAACAGCATCTGAGCCTAAAATCTTTATTTTCAGGTAAGAATTGAGATTACGCTCCCCTGCCCATCAGGCCGCTCAAAGTGTACGAAGGAGAGCTGAGCGACCTTAATGATGATTTGAACCTGGTGTCCAGAACGGGAGGGTAGCAAGCCTGTGGGCTAAGCTACCCTGCCTGACAATTGAAGTGAAAATCCCGGGCTATCCATTCTCGCGCTGCTGAAGTTTGTTTTGCTCATAACGCTTCACCCGCTCTTCATTCTCTTTTATTTTCTCCTTAAACCACATACCGGCACACCCCGGCTGGCTTGGAATAAGACAGTAAATCTGTTCAGCCTTCTCTGGCTCATGTTCTCCCCAGAATAATGCTGACTTCTCTCCTGACGAGATTGAGTTGTTTTTGTCCTCGCCATAAACGCTGTTTGATGAGAACAAAGAGTCGATATTCCCGGGGGCATAGGGTATGCCTGGTGAAGCCCATACCGCCGAACATTGAAGCATGATAAGAAACGGGGTACAGGCAGGATTTTTTATTAGTCGCATGTCAGAAAGTCCTCTTAAATGACTCAAATAACTTCGACTTCCTAATAAAACGCCAGGTTCCTGAGACACCTGAGAAAATCACAAGCATTTACCGCCTGTTATACCTTCGGCTGATTCTTTCTGGCTGTGTCCCCTGCACACCACGTCATGCGTTGACATGGCGGGCCCTGAATTCCCAGCGCCTTTGATTCAAGCCCTGCCCGGTTTTCTTCAGCTTTACGGATAGCGGCCTTATCCAGGTTGCAGTTCTCAATTACCGTCAGAAGCTTTTCGTTTAGCTCCAGGCTGTCACCGTAAGTCATGTGCACTGGGATATCCGGGACGTCACAGTCCACCAGCCATTCCGGTGGTAACGGGATCACGGGAGCGGGCACGAATTCTGTCTCTGTGCGCGCGCAGCTGGTCAGCAGCACCGTCAGGCACAGGATGGTGAGCACAGTCGTCTTCATGCATCTCCTTCCTGATGCGGGCAATGCGCCTCTCGCTTTCAGCATCATTGCTGCGCCTGTCTTCATGGGTGATCCGGGCTATATCCTGAAACAGCATGACTGCTGCCAGTGTGTTTGTGAGGACAGACTGAGATTTCAGTTGTTCATTTCGGGCGTTACGCTCAGCCTTTTGAGCCTGGAGCATTTCATTATGGAAATGATAAGTAGTCCCACAGAGCATAAGAATAAAAATAAAGAGCAATATGAACAGGCATTTATTCACTTTACCACCAGCGGATAGCCCATATAAAAATAGCAATCGCAATAAGCCGGATAGCGAAAGCAGCCGCTTCAGTCAATTCAGGGTTATCTGGCGCTTCAAGTTCGAGACCATTTTTCATAGTTAACCTCAACAGTATTCGTTTATAGTTCACCTATGTTCCTCGTTAGTTGTGTAACGCTGGAAAGCAGAAGCCCCGGAGTGCGGTCAACACCCCGGGGCTTCGATATATTTAGCTTTGTTTGAGAAATTTACTTCATAGAGACCCCACCCACTATCAGCCCCCCTCTATTCTTTCTTTACCAACGAACAGCATTAACCAGGCTTGATAGCCCTTCAGAATGAAACCGAACCACATCAATGAAAACCGCAGATTACTCATCTGCCAGTTCCTCCGCTCTTTTAAGTACGGCGGCATCGTATGGCTGACATCCGTTTTCGTGAACGATAATGGCCCGGATGAGTTTCAACCTCGTATTGCCGTCCATGAGATCAATATGCTGATGGGCCGGGATACCGGTTACCGTGGACACACTATCAATGTAAGCCTGCGTGTCATTTTCTTCGGGCGGTGCCCAGCGGTGAATTATACCGGAGATCGTGTTGAGAGCATGCTGCGTCTGATAGTGGGTAAGGATGATCATCATGGCCCTTATGCCATATTCAGGGCTGACGAACTGGCAGAAGTCTTTGTCTGTGCGCTGAGATTCAGGAACGAGACCCCGCCACTGATCACACCATCGGATATTGCCAGGATTATTGTTGCGTATGCCCCGAGCATTACTGACTGTCATCTTTCACACCAATACGATTACCGATAAAGCGCAGGACAAAGGCACGAAGAGAATCTACTCCGATAAACCCGACCGCTCCGCCGATTGCTATGGTTGCCGTGCGTGGCCAGTCAAGATATCCCAGCCCGGAAGCAACGGTTAGTGTCAGTGCACCGCAAAGCAGACCTTCCAGAATCATTCTTCTCCAGCCTCCCCCCGTATAGGCTATTCGCAATACAGCCATAAACATGGCCAGCAGAATAGCCCCCACAGGCGTTTCACCCCGCCACCAGCACTGGATTAGTTCGGACAAGCCTGGCAAGTTATGCGGTTGGGTTTGCATTTCATTCTCCAGACGTCTGACTGACATCAAAAAAAGAAAAGCCTGCTTACGCAGGCTAATATGGTACATCATATTGAATTAAATCATCTTTGGTGCAGCCATCGGTCAGTTCACGTTAAATCAATCTGACCGGAAACTTTTAAGGATCAGTATGCGGCTCTTTCACGGCACATCTTTCAGTGCATCCCAGGGCATTGTCAGTAAGGGAAAAATTCTTCACATAATTGAGCGCACCTATGACGAATCTTCGCTCCTGCCTACCACAGATGGGTTTGTCTATTTGACTGACAATATTGGATACGCAATTTATGTGGCGAACAAAGAGGCCATATTTCGTAAGGAACAATTCCTGTCAGTGTTTCAGGCAGAGGTGAACGAGAATGAACTCTTGCCGGATTTTGATGAACTCGAATATGTTTACAGAGTCGCTCGAAAGGACGCAGCGCATTTCACCTACGCTGACTCTTTGAATAAAGCGCAGTCATGCTGCATCGCAAGAAGTCTGAATCTTTCTGGAGACATCAGCAAACAGCTGGTGCTGCCTTCTAGCATTAATCTCAGTGATCCGTTACGCCCTCTGACCCGAGAATTGATCATGCTCAGAAAGCACGGGGATCATCTTAGGGCTGTTGAGATGCTTCAGGGGCTTGTCTGGAACAGCTTCGGGGTCCCTGGCAAATAGTGAGTTCCGTGGATTGAAGCCGGCTATATTCAGGGATAAATGCTGGGGTATAAGCACTAACCCAATGAACCGACTTTGACAGAATACGCGGTGTTTTACGTACGTAAAGTCGTTTCACATTGATTTGGGCGCGGTGTGTATTGCACATGCCGGTCCATTTCCAGTGAAACATTAAGCATCACGAGCATGCCTTCAATCATTCCCTCTGCCTTTTGCAGTTTCTTACCTATATGGCCATCTGAGCACTGGTGCTTTCGCGCCAGACTCATGAAGGTATGCCCAAGAACGTAGTAGTCCACCAGCAGGTCGTGAAGGTCTTCATTCCTGGTCCGCAATTTTGCGACACAACGACTGATGATAAGCGCATCCTCATCACAGCACTGGGGGAGTGAGGAGCCTCTTTTTGGGAGAAGATTTTTAAAGCCAGCCGCGACTGGATACCAGACCAGTTTCTCTGGATTATTCTTCGCCCAGCCTCCCCAGCGTTCCAGTATTTGTTGAACATCCCGCATCAGGTAAACTCCAGCACAGAGCCATCAAGAAGATATCAGCATGATGGTACGCCATCTTTCTGCGACTTTCATAGCCTTCTCACACGTCAGGGAGTTGACCCTGAAAAAGCGGTGACCTCTTCAAAAAACATTTCAGTAAACCTCAGCTCAATTGAATTACAGCCACTCTGGCTTGACCTCAACAAGACTTAACGCTGAATTGATTTTCTTAATCCTTTTTTTACCTGGGGTCACGGATAAGCAATAAAAGGTAACCATCTCGCATGCCAGTGCCAGCATTAAAAAAAACAAAAAAGCAGAGGAGTGCTCATACTTCAAATTGACCAACATACTTGCATATATAAAGAATACAAATAACACTGCACATGCCAATGCCAGCAAACGTTCAAACCAAAATGAAAAGCCAAATACCCTGGCGGGAACAACGCTAAAGTTCCCGTTTTGAATCACCAGAGAGCCCTGAACCTTGAGAAGGTCATTGAAAAGAGACTTGTCGTCCAGCTTTCCATAGATATAGGAAAGAAACGCCCTGTTTATAGCTATTTTAGACTTAAGTACGTTTTGCAGAACCTCATTAGCTATTCTGCTTGAAATGAGGGACTTGTCATCATCAGACAGATATCTACCAAATTTTTCCAGATATCGGATGTTTGCAAGAATATTTTTGTCCTTTACCTTGCTGTAATTTCTGAAAAACCGCTTTAAAGCAGTGATAGCCGTAGCACAAACTGCAAGAATGATTCCGCCAGTCTTCGATACAGGCTCAAAATGTTCAACAATAAACGAAAAGAATTCTGATACATGCATTAAATCATTTCCAATGAATGATGGTAAAAAGTAAATCAGGTTGAGAATGTATGAACACTAATAAAACTGCCCATTTAGCACAACATCTTTGTACATATAGATTTCTGTCTGTACTGATTACGCCATGAATAAAACTGATTGATTTGTGGTTATGTAATCAGTGGCTGTTTAAGTGAGCAAGATCCCAGGCAGGCCACATGTTAAGGATGCAGCTTCGTTCACGCGGCAGCAGTATCGCCAGATGACATCTATGTATATTTACTTCAATCGCTCATCAGGCGTGCGCCATTTCAGAAGACGCTGAAGCGCCGTTTCACCCTGCATAAACTCTCTGGCCGCCTTGAGGCGTTCTCTGAGCTTTTCCTGCAGAACGGGGTCACAGTTTTCTATGTCTTTCTCAGCGTCCATGAAGAATTGCCCGACGCGCATATCTTCGGCCCACCGGGTCATGATGCCCTGCAGTTCATTGACGCTGTCTTTATAAGCCTCTTCCTTCCGCCGGATGACTTCACGCTTCTCATACTCAATTATCTGCAGTTCGATACGCTTACGCTGTGCCTCTGCGCGTTCTTTCTGTGCCTGGATTTCTTTCCTCATGATGGGCACGGCTGACTGCGCCGCTTTTATCATTTTGGGTATCTGACTTATCAGGCCACAGTTTTTGGTTTGTGTGAAAACCTGATGCCAGCCTTCAGGCTCATACGGCGAGTAAAGCTGAATCCGGAATCGCCCACAGGGGATATGCCGCCGGCTGTAGTAACCCAGGTCGGCTGAGTTTTTACCACGGGACCAGCTAATCATCTTTTCATCCCGCACATAACGACCCTTTACCTGTTTAGTCGGTACCTCTTCAGTCATCTCCACCAGCGAGAAACCCACATTTAAGCCTTCTATGCAGATGACGCTCACATTGGATGGCCTCCACAGTGATGTGAACATGAAAACCCGGCCACCATCCTCACTGACAGTGATATCTTTTCGGTGCAGACCCTCACTCATATCAGCCAGCCTGATGCGCAAACCATCCTTCTCAGCTGCTGCAAACAGCTTAAGCAGGAAAGTCTCAGCATCAGTCAGCCCCGTGTCGGTAACATTCACGTCGAGCAGTTTTCGCTTTGATGGCTTGTAATAGCCCAGCTCAGTAATTTGAGATTTGACCAAAATCTCTTTGGTAGCGGAAAACAACTGCGCCCCCTGGATGGAGCGATTAGGTGATTTTTGCCTGCCCTTCGGAACTGACTTTGGAACGGAGGGTAATAGTTGCTCGCCTTCTGGTTCAGTTGCTTGCTGTACATCAGGCTGATTAGGGGGGTTGATACTTTCCTTATCTTTGTATGGAAGTAATGAAGGAACAGGCGGTGCAATACCTTTAGCAACCGCACGCCAGTAACCGTCCAAAGGCCGGGGAACTTGGAGTTCAACGCATCTGGCAATTAGCGTTTGCTCGCTAATTTTAAAAGTCATGACTATTTCACCAGCTGGTTTAGACCAAACCAACTCATACAAAGATTGTCTGTTGCTTGGAAGCTGCATGCCATGTTCCTCCTGATCCTTATGGGTGGTTCAAATTAGCAAATTCTCGACTTAACGTTAGCCTTTAAGCATCGGACTATGACAACGTTAGGCTGTGGGCTGTGGGCTGTGGTTTGTGGGCTGAGGGTGCTTAAGCGATGCAGATAACTTTGTAAGGCGACAAGTCTTTCGCAAGTTTTGGTGAAACTTTAAACAATAAATTTTATCGTAATGGGCACGTTTTGAACTTGATTAAATCACTCCCCACAACTTAAGTTAATGGTGCATGCACAGACAAAATGATGTGAATTAGAGCTTAATAATTTAGTTATTAAATGACAGAACTTTAAGGGATAAGATCTGTCCAATCTGTACAGAAAAAGCGCTTCGTACATAAGCTCATCTGTGCTAGACTTCGCCGCCCCTTGGGGCAGTACCTGTAAGCGGTTATGAACCCGTTTATGTGGGAAGGTTAAGGAGGCTCATATGCAAGATTTAGTGATGAAAATGTTTGGCTTAAACGGTTATGTGAGAGGCGGTAAAGCTATGGCTGACCGTTTGGAAAAATCAGGAGTCAAAGACATCGCCGTTGTAGGCCGCGGGTCGGTAATTGTGCGTAATGAGAATGGTGAAAAGATGTCTCACTATCGCGAGGCCGCTAAGCGGTTTGTTGAGAAGGACGCTCCGGCTGTCGCCGCCGGGAGCAGGGAAAATGACGACGACTAATGTTTGCGCTTCTCATAATTCCATTGCTCGCAAGCGGGCAAATAATAATTTCCTCACCTTACAGAATTAAAACCTACTTTCGTTTACATAGATATGATGGCCAACTTCTTTATATGAAGGTGGCCACATATGGCATATGGTGCCTAATCATTTCTATCTGTGCTGCATACCTTATGAAATGGTCAATCCCAGGCTTCACGTTAGCCACTTGGTTGACAACATTGATCGACCTCAGTAACGATCCTAAAGAAAATAGGTTGGCCTCATGGCTGATTCTTTTGTCTCTGAGTATGGTATTGGTTGCCGTGGCATGGACTCAAGCATCTAGGTTCGGCATATACTTAGCGGCTAACATTCTGAGCGGCTTTAAAAATGACAATGGTCAAATTGCTTTCTTTAAACAGGTAATAAAGCTGTCAGCTCTGAGAGAACTACTCTCAGATGGTTCACTTGGACAGTTGTTTTTCGATTCCGCAACCAAGGACAAGCCGGTGCTAATCAGCCTAAAAAGTCGTAAAGTTTATGTCGGCACGGTAAATATGATTAGCGAACCAAACGAGAAACAAGGCCCTAATCTTGAAGTTTCAATCAATCCGATAATGTCTGGGTATAGAGAAAAAGATAATTTAAGAGTTCTTTTTTCTAATGATTACAGCCAGTTGAATGATGTTGATACAAGTGTAATCTTTCCAATGAGTGAAGTGGCTCAAGCCTCATGGTTTGATATGGATACCCATGAAAAGGTTGATAACAATCGAGAACAAAAACCGATTTCTACACGAAAAAGTAAACGGTTAAATCGACGATGAAGTTAAACCCGAGAATGCCGGGCTGACCTGCCCCATTTAAAGGTTTGCTCGCTAATCTTAAAGTTAGTGACTATTTCATGAGCAGGCTTTGGCCAAACCAATTCATACAAAGATTGTCTGTTTTCCGGAAGCTGCATAGCATGCTACTCCTCATCCTCATGGGTTAACATAACCCAAATTAACACTTACCTTTCCTTATCGATGCTATGTGATTAATACCCTTGCTATTGGCTGTCAGGCAACAAACACAGCTCAATTCTTCGAACAAAAGCACTCATTAGCACCTGTTTACCAGTGCCTGTCAGAGCAGTTTATGGGATGATGAGGGGATGAATATGGGGGAAATTGCGTGAACATAATACCAATCCGTCGCGAGTCCGAATGGACTGCTTTGGAATTCTTTGCTGGTATAGGTCTGGCCAGAGCCGGTATGGAACAGGCAGGGATCAAAACTGTTTGGGCAAATGATTATGATGTAAACAAAAAGGCAATGTATGAAGGCCACTGGCAGTCTGGAGATTTCCTGCTCGCTGACATTCATGCTTTAAAAAGCGAAGAATTACCTGCCGCTAATGTTGCCTGGGCATCTTCCCCCTGCACAGATTTGAGCCTGGCGGGTAAACGCGTTGGCTTACGTGGTGGCCGTGAGTCATCGGCATTTTTCGGTTTTACAGATTTAATCGCAGGAATGCATGAGCGCCAACCTGAGGTGATCGTGCTGGAGAACGTTATCGGACTTGCCTCTTCTCACGAAAGAGAAGACTTAAGGGCCGCGGTAAAAGAATTTAACGCCCTTGGCTATTTCGTCGATGCGATCACGCTGGATGCTCGCCGGTTTGTCCCTCAGTCACGTCCCCGGCTCTTCATCATCGGGGTCAAAAACCCTGTAAATGGCGGTGAACAGGATACGTGCTTAAGACCTGACTGGCTTTCATGGCTTCACAAAGATCCAGAACTGAATACTTTCATGATGCCGTTGCCGAAAGCCCCTGATCTGCTCAGTCATGGTTTCACTGACGAAATTGAAACCATTCCGGACAATGATGCCCGCTGGTGGAGCGCTGAGAAGGTCGCTCTCTTTCGGGAATCGATGGCAACTGTACAACGTGAGCGTCTGGAGCAGTTTGTCAGCATGACCGGCATTACAGCTCGTACTGCATATCGCCGTACGCGTAATGGCATCCCGGTATGGGAAATGAGGGCCGAGGATATTTCCGGTTGCCTCCGTACCCCTCGTGGCGGCTCTTCTAAACAGGCTGTCGTTATGATGGGTAATGGATTACTAAAAATTCGCTGGATGACTGGGCTTGAATACGCTCGTCTTATGGGTGCCGGCTGGTACACGCTTGATAATTTGCGTGATTCCAATATCCAGTACGGCTTCGGGGATGCTGTTGTAGTACCCGCGGTAGGCTGGGTAGCAAAAAATATGATAATCCCTCATCTTGAAGCATCAGCTAAATCACATGGAAAAATAGTGAATGAACAAACTTAGCCCTACTGAGGCATATCTGGAAGCCGCACGAAATTGGTACGAAAATCAGCGCGCTCAAAATGGTTCTATGAATACCAATGTCATGAATGCCGGATTGATCGTCTCTCGCATGATGGCTGATGGTATGCCTATCACGGATGACAGACTTTATAGTGACGGTAAAAGCCAGGTTCGTGGATTGAGTGGACCTGCTATCGCGAAGATTCTCGAGCAACATGGTGAGACGCGGATTTTCACTCGGGAAGGCGGCCGCACCTCAAGAGGAACCGTCTTTCTTGCTGCAGCTATCAGGGACGTGCTAAACGACACCCAAGTTTCAGCAAGTGAGCCCGTTAATGTAATTGATGCTTCATCCCAGCTTGAAGCATTTTTTACCAAGTGTGTTCGGCTGGATTACTTCGATAAGCAGAGAATCACTGTCGATATCGATCACACGAAACCCCTCTCTTCTGTCGTCAGCGATATACTCAAAGCAGCTGCAGAGCGCTCTGATAAGCCTACGGGTGCCGTGCTTCAACATCTCGTGGGAGCTAAACTGCAGTTACGTTTTCCGGAAGAAAAGATCGGTTTAGACAGGGCTAACGCTGCTGATATGCACACTGACCGAGAAGGTGATTTTCAGGTAGGCACAACGGCATTTCATGTCACTACAGCCCCGATGGAAAAGCTGATTTCTCGTTGTGTGGAAAACAAACGTGCTGGATACAGGCCTGTAATTTTAACACTTGAAAGTAAAGTTCAGGCTGCACGACAAATGGCCGATAACGTAAGTATGTCCGAACAGATATCGGTGCAATCCGCAGAAATTTTCATAGGTACCAATATTGAAGAAATTGCAACCTATGATGGCGATCGCATTCGTGAAGGTCTTGCTAGGCTGATACGTACTTATAACACCCGCATTGAAAAAATTGAAATCGACAAATCTTTAAAGATAGATGAGCCTCGTTGGATTTTTAACTTATTATCCGAGGTATAAAATCACTACCTATATACTTTAGTAAGTTCTTATTCAAACATTATATTTTTATGAACTTTATAATTAAAATAATTATGGTTTCTTTGAAATCACATGCAACTGAAAATTGCATTAATAACTCAAGTAAAATATTTTAATCAAACACCCCTCACCTTTAGATATTAGAATGCAGCCCTAAAAGGATTGATTGAATTATGGATATACAGGAATACTTCTCAAGAATAAAATCTGAGTCTCAATTGGTTTTCGAAAACTCTATAATTCAAAAACAGAAGCTAGGTAAACTTCACCATTTATCGTCATGCATACATGATTTCTCAAGTCTTATTCATGATAAGCATGAAAAAAAAATTCTTGAAACAGTAAGCGCACAGCTTGAATCTTCTAATTTTAGCTTAGCGATAGGACTTTATCGGCAGGCTTTTTCATCCCTTAGGCTAGCACTGGAAATGGGATTAGGAGCCATATATTTTTCAACAAGTAAACTTGAAATGCATGAGTGGCTTGACGGAAGAATGGATATCAAATGGTCAATACTTATAGATGAGGAGAATGGTGTTTTATCTAAGCGATTTGTTAAAACCTTCTTCTTAGAAATGTTAGATATCGCTGAAGGGTTTAGAACGCGAGCTAAGAGTGCCTATAGGAAATTATCTGAATATGTTCATGGAAACAATGAAACCTGGTCAGAGGGCAGTATTAAAATAAAATATAATGAAGAAGTTTTCCTGAAATACTGTGAGCTTTACGAGATTGTCACTGAGACAATATTATTTACTTCAATGTGCAGATATGCCAAAGATTTTGATGATTCTGAGCGAGAATCCATACAGTTTTTAAATGAAGAATTTAGCCATATCCAACAAATCAGAGATTATTTCGGTAGATCATAGGGAAATATAATGAGTGAATTTTATCTACGTACTGAGAGTATCAAGCAAACAGATATTATGTCCTTATCGGTGGTGAATTCTGCTGACAGAGGAATTTTGGATGCTTTAAAATCCAATGAACCCTGCCTCCTAGAGGGATCGAGGGGAACTGGTAAATCTTTTCTTATGAGGGTAGCCGAATTAGAGCTTGAAGATGGGAATAAAGCATGTGTAACAGTTTTCGTTCCATTCAACAAAAGCTCATTAATCACTACTGATGATAGCCTCCAATTTTATCATTGGATGATGGCAAAAACGTTGAAATACTTACTCAATAAACTGAGAAAACTAGGTTTAGTTGTTTCAGGATTGACTGCAAATCTTTTAAGTAATGATAATAATGATTCTGAAGAAAGAGTGGAGTTAAGCCTTAAAAATATTGTCCGTCTTTTCGAAGATTCTTATAAAGATAATAAATCTGTTGACATATCCTCTTTACCTGATATTGAAGAAGTAAAAGAGGCGATACAAACTATATGTGAAGAAAATGAGTTGGACAGGATCGTTTTCTTTTTTGATGAAGCGGCTCATGTTTTTAGGCCGGAGCAACAGAGACAGTTTTTTAGTTTATTCAAAGATCTGCGTTCACCATATATTACCTGCAATGCAGCCATTTATCCCGGAGTGACTCACTTTGGAGATTCATTTGAGCTTATACACGATTGTATATATAAAAAATTAGAGCGAAGCATTTCAGATCCAGACTACCTTGATTATTTTAAAGATATCGTTTGCAAACAATCAGATGATTCATTGAAAGATGAGATTGAATCACAAAGAGATCTGTTTAACACGTTGGCCCTCTCGTCGGGTGGAAATCCGAGAATGTTACTGAGGACATTACAAGATTTACCCAAAATTAATACTAAGGGTGTGAACGGCATAATAAAATCTTTTTATCGCACTCAAATATGGTCTGAACATACTGATTTAGGTGAGAAATATAAAGGTCATCGAGAGGTAATTGACTGGGGGAGAGATTTTCTAGAAAATTCAGTGATCCCTAGAGTTGAAGAGTATAATAAAACCCGAAGAGAAAAGGGAACGGAAGAATCTACTATCTACTTTTGGATCCATAAAGATGCTCCGGAATCTGTGAAGGAGGCTTTAAGACTACTAACATATACAGGGATAATTCGAAAAATTGATAGTTCCTATAGAGCAACTAGATCTGAGCTAGGTAGCAGATATGAGATTAAGTATGGTTGTATGCTTTCATTAGAGAGCACACCTCACTCAGACTCAAAAGACTTTTATAAAAATCTTGCTATTAAAAAGTTTCCTGAATTTGGTAAAAATCATCCTACATACGCTGGGAGTGAAAAATTACTAAAAAAAGATGAACAGCAATATGAAGAGTCGTTGAGGTCGCTATTACAAAAGTCAATTGATGTGCTAGTTGCATTGACTGATTGGCAAAAAGAAAAATTAAAATCAGTAGGTATCAATACTATCGAGGAGCTACATAATAATTCCGAGGATAGTTTAATAGAAAAAATATATGGTGTAGGTCCTGCAAGAGCACGCTCTATGAAAAACACAGCTACAGCTGAGCTTCTTGAGTACATTTCTGGATAAATATAAATTGAAAGGGACTATGCTGGGTAGTGTAGTCCCTAGTTGATTAAACACCTAACTACATATCGTGTGAATTAACGCATTTTTTTCGATTTAGTTATAGCTGCTTGAATAACTTCATAAATACTCTTGGAAGCATACTTCCAACAAATAGATCTTCTCTACGCTTATGGGAACTAGATTTTAATTTTTTAAGTATAAAATTGAGCTCCACTGCAATCTTCACTGCCTCCATTCTAAAAGCTATAAACGTGCATGAAGTTGTTATATTTAAATTTAATGATTAGCATGGTTAATGCTTTCCCCCCTTTATAAATAATTAATATTTATTTTCATCGAAAAAAAATCAACCAAGAATAAAATCAAATAAATATCAATAAGTTAATCATTTCATAAATAAATTTGACTTAATTACTAACATTAAATAAATGAATATTTTATATAGGTTTTATTTTTATTTTTCCTTGATATTTTGAGATTTTTCTTAATAATTTAAAGATTATCCACATCAATAGTGATGTGTTATCTCATGATGGAAAACAGCAATGGCGGAACAGAAATTTGTAAGTGAGCTATTTCTAGAGAATAACCAGTTCATTCTGGTTGGCTTAACCGGAAGAACTGGATCAGGCTGCACTACAACTGCAAACATTCTAGAAAGTAAAGACATATCATTTCCCGACTTAAATAGCTTAAGTGATTTCTACAGCGGTTTAGATATGAGACGTTATGCTATAGTCAAAAAATTCGCTGAAGCTAATTGGGAAAACTTTTACTCAATAAAAGTTAGCGATCTTATATCAATATATCTATTACTATTACCATCAACAAAAATAAGTGATTTCATTCAATTTTGTGGTTCCAATGTCACTAAAAGAGCAAGTGACCATTTGGTTAAAAATGGTGCCTTAGCAAAAAGCTTATTAAAAACTAAGCACACTGGTATCATAAGACAACTATTGGACCATCAGTCAGAAATAAATTTCAACGATCAAAAAACCAAGCGAACCTTTATAAGAATACTACAGCTAGTTAGGAAGTTCACTAGAGATCTCAAGTCAGAATTAAATACCCTAGAGTCAGGACTATATGTTTCGGTATATCAATCTGCCGGTAAATCGATTAGAAGAATTGGAAAGATTGATGCAGATTATGAAAGTAAGGATTTTCTACCAAGCTCTGTATTTCACTTGCCGGAAACCATAAACAGAGTCATCAAATGTATCAGAAAGTTCAAAAACGAGCGAGCCTACATAGTTATCGATGCTATAAGAAATCCATATGAAGCCAAATTCTTTAAAGATCGTTATGCAGCATTCCATTTAGTTTCGATTAATGCCCCTGATGAGCACAGGACAAAGTATCTCCAAAAACTCCATAAATTTTCATCCGAACAAATCGCGAAAATTGATGATGAAGAGTCGGGAAAAGGAGAGAGTGAATACAAGCACCTAACTAATCCAAATGTTAAAAAATGCATAGAGATATCAGACATTCATTTATTTAATCCTAAGAATGAATATGATAACGATAATGTTTTGAAGGCGCAGATAGCTTGGTACATTGCTTTAATGCAACACCCAGGGTTAATTTCTCCGACTTCAATGGAAAGGGTCATGCAAGTAGCCTACACTGTAAAATTAAACTCAGGATGCATTTCAAGACAAGTTGGTGCGGTAGTGACTGATAATGATAACTCCATTAAATCAGTCGGCTGGAACGATGTAGCTAAAGGTCAAATTCCGTGTGCTATGAGATCGATTGACGGATTAATGAATGACTTCCATTCGGAAACATATAGCCATTACGAAAGAAACAATCAACGTTTTAGAGTTAAGGCTAAGGAATTTTATGAAACATTCAAACCAGTAATTCAAGAATCAAACTCTTTTAAAGGAAGGAATATTTCCTATTGTTTTAAAGATATACATAATAGTATTGATAACAACAGTAACCAAGTTCATACTAGAGCGTTACATGCAGAAGAGAATGCATTTTTGCAACTAGCTAAATATGGTGGTACTGGTATTGTTGGTGGAAAGCTTTATACGACAGCAAGCCCGTGTGAGTTATGTGCAAAAAAAGCTTATCAACTTGGTATTTCCCAAGTTATTTTTATCGACCCTTATCCAGGGATTACACAAGATCATATAATAAATATTGGCACAATGCCGCCTGAACTAATTCAATTTAGAGGTGCAATTGGCAAGGCATATCACCGCCTTTACGAGCAAGTTATCCCAATAAAAGATGAGTTAGATTATTTATTAAAGTAAGGGAATAATATTAGATTGCAATGTATGAATGATACCTTCGTTGGTTAGATTTTTATAATTTGATATTTTATTCAACCTGTAAGATAACCCTCACCATAAGCATGCATTTTTTTCATAAGCGCTGTCACATTTATGTGCCAGCGTCGTTAAAGTAATCAATGGCACTAATAAATTCTCAACTATAACTCGAGGCGGAAGAATTCTATCTCCGCCCTTTATTCACTTGGCCGTTCTATGTAGTTCGGTTCGCCATTTTTACACGCAGCTCTGACTTCCCGAGCATTTTGCGCACATCTGACTGTGAAAGGTTGTAACCAACCAGTAATGAGCATTTGCTTTCCACGGATAAGCTTCTGGGGAGTTATCCAGACCGCGTCGCACGCTGTAGAGCAAGACTAATACATAAAGCATGTGTTCATCTGGCAAACCTGCATGTCTACTCTCTCCATTTAGTACTAAACAATCAAATGACCGAATTAAATTAGATATTTATCGCTCCCACCTTTTCCCAAGAATATCTATCAAGTGAAATTTTTCCGAAACTTCATCTTCAGAATCTTTTAGTACGTTGGTAACCAATGCAGTAAAAAGCTTAAGGTGGCGAGAAATATAAAAATCCTCACTATCAATTTAATAATCTACATTTATTAATTTTTTCATTCTGGCATGATGAAATTTTCATAGTGACGCTCCAGATGATGACTATGGCATTGACCAACAAAAGTTCCATCAGGGAAGAAACTAACATTTTCAAAATAGCTATTCTCATAGCTCTCATAATGTTCTATACCTGAATACCTTAACAAAGACTCATCATTACCTTGCAAAAGACTTTCAATGGATCGCATTAATGAATATTCCACGCCTGCTACCACTAACATATTCTTACCTATTTTCTCCCATCTCAAAATAACACAACACTTACCACAAATATATGTAACTCTTAATGACTTCCTTGTGAGGTTTATAAGTGATTTTAAATCACCATTTTCATTGTTATAAAGTATTTTCGCTATATCAAAGTAACTTAACAAAGCAAACCAAGCTGAATAGTTTTTCCTTTTAACCCATAAGCTATCTAAATTTAATTCTTTAAATTCGTTTCCACTTGGAGGGTCTACATAACTAATTGATGAATTGATGGGTTGGCTGAACCCTCGTAATGCAGAATGAGAAGCATATCCTTTACCTACTCTCGTCACACTGTTTACCAAAGGTATAACTTGCTTTGTTAATGCCTCTTTAAGCTTTCTTTTAACAAATGAAGTTTCGTGTGTTTGTAAAGTCGAGGATGCTTTTGACTCAATGATAGCTCTGTTATTAGTGTGATCTTCAAAAAGAAAATCAGCAACCTTTGATTTTTTATTACCATTTAAGGAAGTGAAATGAGCATTATATTTTTTTATATAAGGATCAGAGGCCAAATGGCCAACAAATCTGTAGCCTAAATGATGTGCTAGCATTATTGTTAAACCTTGTCCTAATCGCCCTGTATAGCTTGTAAGGCTTACATCATTTAAAACACTATTAATATTGTCAATCAATCTAATGTTATCATTGGCCGATATTTTAAGCAGAGAATTACCCGACAGTAAAAAACCTAGACATGGGGACATAAAATTATTAATAATTAAATAATCTGTTTTTACTACAGCGTGAGCTAAATTCCACAGCGAAAAGGACATTTCCCCACGAAAATTAGCATATGAAGTCCATTGTGGGTTATCAGGTAATTTTTGCATCATTACATTTGACTGATGCCACTCATACAAGTCTATTTTTATAACCTTAGAACTCTTCTTAAATGTACGAACAAACTCCCACATAATCCTGAGCATGATAAACCCTTTCAAATTAACGTAAAATGAAATAGTCAGTATATATTTTAAAAATTACACCCCATTGCTACTAATTGCTTAATACACCTGTTTTTCTTAAATGAAACGCCTCAATCAAAAAATATCACCTTACTCTTTCACCACATTGAGATCCGCTGTGCAAATATTTAATCCGCTGCGCACGTATAAATTACTTCTGCTCCGTACTCAACAATTTAAGGTGTCTCTCAAGCAAACTTGCCGCTGGTTGATACTCTGGTTCATTCGTAACCTCTCGCCCAGGAAACGCGTAGGCTTCAATCATCGAACAGTATTAGGCTTCCCCGCCAGAGGTTTGATTATCGCAATTTCAGAAGATGGAAGTAATGCCGCTCTCGAGGAAGGCGGCTAACTTTGAGTATTTTACTGCTTCATCTTGCCGTGATTTCTTCAGAGTAAGGTTCATAAATATAGCAAAAAAAATTTATAAATTACGAGAATTATCTTCAATTATTTCAATTCCCTAATGATATTAAAAATCACATGAATTATTTCATTCACCCTCAATTTTTTCAACAACAAATCCATCCTGCCTGAAAAACTTAAGAACTCTGTCAATATTAACTATCCCCCATTGATTCGATATTACAACAAGCTCACCGGATGCAAGTTGTATAGCGTCATTCATATGGTAACGATTTTTCCTGCCATCACTTACCGAATCGACTAGGGCAATCGTCCTATTCTTTATAACGCCTTCAAGCTTGCTTTTAATGTCGTCAAGGCTAGCTGGGTTTTCTTTTTTTATCCAATCAGTAAAAATTTCCAAAGCTAACTTTCTTTTATTCAATTCAAGCCCTTTATATTTATAGCTTGAATAGTCCTTTTCCGTTTTGCTTAGACTTGCAATTTGCTCTGTTCTTTTCTCTCTGAACCTTACTTGATATTCATTTAGTTCAGGTACGGGTATGATCTGTTCAGCATTAATTAAAACATCCCCTTTGAAGTTATAAGGAGTAATTTTAACACAACTGATATCAACGCCTTTATCCCTTAACCAAATTGCTGTAGTTGTGAGTTCTTTGCTAAATCCTGCAGATGCCAGAATAATTCTAACATCCTTTCCGAACTCAACAAGCTCAGTGTCCTGAAGTTCGACAAAATCTAGGATCCCCTCCCTGGCATCAATTTCTAATCCATTTTTTGAGAGGTAGTCCTGATAATATTCACATGCTTTTGAAAAGCTCATTGTTGAAATCATCGCGGCGTACCGCAGTGCCTGAAGCTCCATATGAGCCCCGAACTCATCTCGTTTCAATTCGATGACTATGAGATTTGCTTGCTTATCAATAGCAAGAATGTCTATTCTGCGGCGGCTATCCTCCCAATCAGAAAACTCTTCAGCAATGACGAGACAGTCGGGAGCCAAAATGGCAATATTATTCTTAATTGCTTCCTGTAAATCATATCGTTCTTGTAGCCCTTCGATAGTGAACGTTGTTCTATCTAACGGCGTTAAAGTCTTGTTTGATATATTATAGAGAGCCACATAAACTCCTTTTTATGTAATAGTGACTGCGCAGTGATCATATAGCGGTTATTTGAAGTGAATATACATTCCTTTCTGACAGTAATTCAATTGAAAAATTAATATTTCAAAGTTTAGAGATTTGCATGCTCAAGCTTAGTGCCGGGTACCTTTAGCCTTTAACATCGCTTTCATCCTCATGATATGTTCAAGAGCCGTATCAGTACTGACTGGCACATACAGCTTTTCAACCAGAGGGCGAGGCGGATGAATACATTCGCCTACCTTTATCCGTTTGGCCATCTTACTCAACTCACTACGGCATTTTCCACGCAGCTCTGACTCGCTGAGACATTTGGCGCGCATCTGGCTGTACAAGCTTGTGACCATCCAGTAATGGGTGTTTTCCTGCCATGGATAAGCCTCAGGGGAGCTATACAGACCACGACGTGCGCTGTAGCGCATCACCATGTCATACAGCGCATTCTCATCCGGCAAACCAGCAGCACCACTTTCACCGTCTTTGCACCAGCGGATAAACTGCCCGGGAGATGGCCAGAACGGTGAGCCGCTCGCTCGCGCACGTCTCATCCCTGCCGATAGCTGCTGCTTTGAGGTGATACCGTTTTCGACAAATGCAGCTATCCACTGGCGCTTTGCTGCGGCTTCATCACGAGGGTCTTTCAGCGTGGTGCTGATCGACGCCGGAAAGACCAGCTTCAGACTGCGGAAGAGTATGTCCACCAGCTGCTCGACGGACGAATCTACACAACGGTTGTCCTTCGGCCCAAAGGTGCCTGCCAGACCGGGGACTTCGACTTGCTGCTGCGCGTCGAAAACAGCTTCGCGATTTGTCATAAGAAATTATTCTCCCACTCGCTGAGATCGTTCCAGTGTGGCTGACTTGCTCCGCCTGGCGGTAGCTGACCCCGCCACGCAGCTTGTTTGTTCTGGTAGCTGAGCTTCTGGCTGGCCGTGATAAACCAATTTTTGGGTTTTGCATGTGAAAACTCGATATCGAGTTTCTGTAGCTCGTAAACCAGGTCCACGTTTGTGTAGAGCTTTTGCCACGATGCGAAGTCTGCGTGGTTGAGCTTCACGATGTTGCCTTCGAATGCATATCGCGATCGGGGTATGAATTCCGCATTCGTTGCGTGAGCAACGGGTGTTATGTTTTTAGGTTCTTTGACTGGTTCAAAAGAGTGACTGGTTATGGGGGCAGCTCCTGCCCCACCCCCTCGGTCAGCTCCTGCCCCACCCCCGGTCAGCTCCTGACCCACCCCGGGCAGCTCCTGCCCTACCCCCCGGTCAGCTCCTGACCCACCCCGGTCAGATTCTGCCCCACTAATTTTAATCAAGCCCTCGCTTGAATTAGTTTCCCTAGAAACGACCTCCACCGGTTTATTCAGGGTGATGTGAAACAGATTCGACTGGTTTAGCACACCATTTTTACGAAACTCCCGGCGCACGAGCCCCATGTTCTCCAGCTCTTTGATATGGCTTTTAACTGTTGATCGGCCAATCTCGCACTGATCAGCGATGTGTTGATACGAAGGCCAGCATTCACCTTTGTCATTCGCGTTGTCTGCAAGCTTGATCAACACCAGCTTTCGGATGGGGTTTCCCACTTTGATGCTCATCGCTTGAGCCATGAGTGTCATGCTCATAAAAGCTCCGTTATAAAATGGTGGTCAAAGAATCTGGTCGTCAGGAACTGCGGGATCACTCGGCGCTTTACTGGTTCGGTCCAATTCATACTCGGCGAACTGAATAGCTACATGCAGCAGCCATCGGTACTGTTCCAGCGGTATTTTCATCTCCCCTGGCAATACAAAGTCATGGATCCCGCTGGCAGCGAGGGTTTCCATGATTTCCGGGTACTTTTCAGTGCGGCGCAGGATCGTTGAATCTGCCACCCCTAAACGTTTAGCAACCTCGGTCTGTCGAGTGTTTAGTAATGCTTTGTGAGCTGTTGATAACAGCCGCTGGCTAATGTTGTTCATATCTGCACATTTGCGCGATTTTGCGTTATGCATTCCTTAGTCTCCTGCTGCTCTGAGGTTGGGATTAATCGCCTGTAAGAATGAAGAGTATTAATGCACTTCTTGCGGGTATGAGTCTGATCTTTAATGCTTTGTTCCCTGATTGTTGAGTGAATGGAAGTACCCGTTAATAACCAGCTGATTTCGCAGTTGAGGGCTAAGGCGATTTCAAAAAGAAATCTTGGCTTTTTGGTAAGTCCAGATTCAATTTGATGAATTGATTGCTGCTTGATACCTACCAGGTCAGCAAGTTCTCTTTGGGACATCTTTAGTTTTTTACGCTTATCTTTGATTCGCTCAGCAATACTTTCCACATTACCTCCACAGTTTTGCCTGTAAAATAATACAGCCTTGGCTGTTTGTAAAATACAGTTTTACTTGTGAGAATGTGATACAAGGAGAATTGTGTATGAATCTTTCAAATAGAATCAAAAAGCGTCGATTAGATTTACATCTAAGTCAGACTGAAGCAGCAAACCGCGCCGGTATTAAGCAGCAATCTTGGGCCAGCTTAGAGAGTGGTACTACTAAATTTCCCCGCAACCTGCATGGTATTGCCAAGGCTTTAGAATGTAGTGCTGAATGGTTATTGAATGGAGGAATTTTTGCTGAAGAGAAGGCCATTACAACATCTGTCATTCCTGTTTTAGATGGATTTGACAAGCTAACCGCTGATTATAAAGAAAAAATTCAAAACCCTGATTCCGAAAATGAATTCATTCTGTCAGAGAGAACAGATACAAAAAGTTTGGTGGCTTTCAGGATCACTGATGAATCGATGGAGCCCGCATTCTTTAAGGGCGACATAGTTATCATTGATACATCGACTAAGCCTGCTCCAGGCGAATTCATCGTAGCTTCGGATTTTGATAAGGCTTTTTTATTCCGAAAATTCCGTGAGTTAGATAACATATCTCCTCACAACGCAGGTTTTTCTCTCATTCCAATGAACAGCGACTTTCCAGTTGTAACTGTTATTGATCAGATGATTAAGATAATTGGCACGATGGTTGAACAAAGAATCTATCGTAAAAGACGTTAAAATTCATAATGTTACCTAGAATCACAACCTCCTCCTGCAGCACATGAACTATAGCCCCTCAATAAATACAGTTTAAACTGTTGACAACTTACAGTCTAATTTGTATTTTCTTTCTAACGATGTGCGTACCTGTCACCTGTTATCTTTCCCTTGGACGACGGGTGCTTCGCTAAACCCTAATTATTTGCCAGCTCTTTAAAAACGAGCAGGAAGCTCTATGGCAGGTGCCGAGAACGCACCGAACCTCAGGTTACTGAGTGCATTGTTGCGACTGTGCAGCCAGTAACTTAGCGGGGGATGTATGGCAAATATCAGCTATGGCAGATCTGTTAAACCTGTGGTGAAGGATAACGCCAGAACACGTCGGCATATGCGTCGCATGGTTGAGGCGATTGTGTGCTGCAAGATTGCAGAGATTCTGGCTGCTGAGCTGGGATGGGAAACACCAGCACGGACTACTGAACTCAGCCGGGCGGATAAGCATTGCAGGCGAAGAGTAAGTGATCGCATCAGTAAGGCTGTGGAGACAGATACGGAGTATCACAAACAGATTCTGGCTGGCGCTGCGAAGTACGTTGAGTACCGCATCAACAGCAAATATCAGAAGGTCTGTAACGAAGCCGGGCGCCAGATTCATGCAGAACAGAAGCCGCGACGCAGAAGCTTACCGCTGAATTAACCTTTTCATTCCAGTCCGGTGTTGTTAAAGGTAGGTGTGCGATAGAAAACATCCCTTTTCACAAAAAATCAATAATGGAAGTAATGCTATAAAAAAGCAAAAAAAACATAAATAGTGAAAAATATAAATAAACTAAATTCGAGATTAAATCATCTTTTATTTTTTTTAATAATGGAATACAATCCATTACCCCCACCTAATTACACTGAGGTTACAATGGAAATCAAAAAGGTCATTGAATGGAAAGAAAGAATAAATGAAATAACTTTTTTCTTTAACGCCCCTGTACTTGGCAGTACAGGTCAAAAAAATATATCAATTTTGATTTTTGTCAGCACATTATGTGCTCTTTACAAACTTGGCCTGATAACTATCGAGAATGCCCAGTTTCATGGAATTACTTTTAATTTATTGAAGTCACCCCTGCTATTGCCTTTACTGTATGTTTGCTTTATTGCATCCCTGCTTATTACATATAACCGAGCACGCTTAGATTACTTAAACTGGAAGCGGCTTGCTGTCGTTAATCATTTGAAAACAAAACAGCTAACCTTAGAAATAACAACGGAAAGTAAAAGAGCTTACGATATTTTCGATGAACGCGCCAAGAATTGTCAAAGCATCACTCAAAAGTATACTTCTGAATATGAAAAACTCTTAATCATAAGACAAGAGATGTATGTAAAAAAATTCGACATAGAAAATAAATTGACATTTAGCATGCTTGATAAAACTATGTTAGAAAAGCAGCGAGAAGACATCTCTAAGTCAATCTCAAAAAATGAGGCTGAATCCGAGAAGGTTGCTCTTAAAATCAAAGAAACTAGCGATACGTTCGACAATGCAACCAGCATTTATTATGAAACCCAACAGAATATAGGACCAAACCTAGATGGCTTAATGTTCTCAGTAAAAAAAGCCAACAAAAAGTTATTTAATTTTTTCTTTCAAGAACTTTCCTTCGCCATTGTCACTTCTTTAGCAGCCATTTATTACTTAGCAATAGCATAAAATGCAGTTATTTGCCCTGTACATGGCGTTCCAAAGACAACTTTAACTCCCTTAAAGATGATCGAAAAAAATAATAGCGTTACACAAGGCGGCAATCAATTCGGAAACCAGAAAACCATTATCAATGCTGCTTACTAGCTTCCTCGCGTTAGTTTAAAAAACAAAGATATTTTCACCTCGCCTGATGTGGTTAAAAGCAGGCATACGCACCGTCCACCGGGGCGGTTTTTTTACGTCTAAATCCGGAGGAACCCATGAATAAAAACACCCCATCAAAAGTTCTGACCCAGAAAGAAATGCAACGTCTCGCGCTTATCCATGTGCAGGCCTATGTGAATGCCTGCCACTGCCAGTCCCGCACTGATGTGCTTCAGGCACTGACTCACTGGCAAGATGTAGGCGCTGAAATGGCGGACTTCATTCGCCACACACGCATCATCATCATCCACTAACCCAGACTGAACACCCTTCACTTATTTCCAGTGCCACCCTGCCTGGCAAGGCAATCACCTGACCCGGAGGTCACCAATGCAAAATCGTGAAGCAGCCCAATGCGCAACTGAGTCCCTGCTCTCAGCCGCGAAGATCATTACCGGTTCGTTCGAAAAACTGGACGCACTTGAGCAGGAAGGCAAAGTCACTGAGGAGGAATCAGACCGTTACCAGTTTCACGTTATGGAATCGCTGGATGACATGTTTGAATCGGTCCTGAAGCCGATTTTTGAGATCCACCCTGACCTGCGTCCGCCATGCCCCTGCTGTGATTCAGCCGAAGAAGAAGAAAACTGAGACAACGTTTTTACCGTTCGCCTGAACCGGCCGCCTGCATAGGCGGCTTTTCTAAAACTTAAGCGGAGGCATAAGACTGATATGGCCAAACCTCAGTCACCCGTTCGAATAAGGCAACGTGCCAGACAAAAACTGACGCAGTGGCATGCCGGTACACTGCGTGCACGAAAAACATACCGCTACCGCTATTTAACGATACCCGTCTCGCCCGGCTGGCGCCTGTTATCTAAAGACAATGGCCACCACTGGGCATTGCTCAGCCACGCTGACTACGACAACCAGATTTAGCTCCCTCCCCATCAGACAGAGGAACATTTCCCATGCTGCATTCACACATCAGGGGCGATGCCGCTTTTGCTCGCCCGTTTTACGCCATTCACTCCAGCGAATCTGCGCCGGAAAACATGCTGACAAGCGCCCGTTTCACCTCTTCGCCTCCGCCAGCATTGCCACCCCAGCCACCGCTGCCGCTGCTGCAGAAAGGGGTGTATTGGGTCACTGAAATCCTTTTGCAGGAGGATAAATCATGATGCCCTATGTCCAGCTGGAGCATCGCCGGCATGAGCTCAGTGCGGAAGAACAGGACATCATCAAAAAAGAGCAGTGGATTGATGATGAAACCGACCGACTGCTTCAGCGTTTTCCAGCGTACCTTTCTGGCTTTCGTCACTGGCGGCAGGACGCTGAAGTCAGGGCGTGCTGTGAACAGGCCGAGGCGGAAGTGGCGTATCGGGATTTCATCTGGAAACTGGCTTACGGACAGGCGCAGCGCAACTACGCGCACGTCCGGGCTGTTGAACGTATCCTCAAGCCCAACCGGTCAGCCGGATGTTACTCCGGATTTAACAAGCCGGGTGTCATCAGCCAGTACGGAGAGGATAACCATGAATAGCGGTTTTTCCGGCAAGAAAAGTTCGCCCTATATGCGTCTGGCCATTATCGCTGCAGAAGCTGAGAGTGCCGGCGCATACGGATTTGCCGCCACCGCATGGGCGGCGGCAGCCGGACTGGCCCGACGTGACACAAATCGCCGGTGGGCGGAGGAACGCTCAGCGCTCTGTAATAACGCGCTGATGCGTGACTGGGGTCGTATTGAAAGTGAAGAGGAGTAATAACATGTTTTGTTTTTTTGACACCCTTTGTAAGCCCCCTGCAGCGGCAGACGGCAACCACCTGATTGCAATCCTGCTCATTACGTCAGGGCTGTGTCTTCAGCTGATCATAACGGTCATCGCCTTTTATCTGGCCCTGAGCGAACGTGATGATGCAGTTTCTCATGACAGAAAATCCTGCGTTTCTGAGGAATAGCCATGGGCAACGTATCTTTATTTCGCTGGCTCAGCACAGCCCGTCAGTACAGTTTTCTTTTTTTTCTTGCTATGACAGTAGGCGCGGGGCTGATAACTGGAATGCTGGGTGTCGCCACACTCGCATCTGTTCTGATTGCCCTGATCAGCCGCTAAACCCGGTGCCCGGTTTTACGCCGGGCACCCTTTCTGACTGCCCCTCTCGCGGGACAGCCTCACTCTGAGAGGTAGATATGCTGAATCTGCACTGCGTGCCAATTTCAATGTATTGCAAACAAACAGGAGAAACGCCCGAAGCGGTGACCAAACGCGTTCTGCGTGGGTTCTGGCTGGAGGGGAAACATGTTCTGAAGGTCAATGGGGCCAAAGAACGCTGGATTGATTTAGAAGAGGTAAACAAATGGGCACGACAAACGTCCGACTGCCACGCGGAGTGACCCTTCGCAAACATCGAAATGATGACACGATCAATATTACGTTCACCTATAAAGGAGTGAAGTGCAGAGAGCCGCTATCTCATCTGGCGGTCAATCCCAAAAACATTAAATACGCGGAGAGATTACTGGGAGAAATTTATAACAACATCGGGCGGGGAGCGTTTAATTATGCCGACTATTTTCCTAAGTCTTCCAAACTGAAAATATTCGGCAAAACGGGTAAAGGCAGCCAGGTCAGACACTACCTCACGGAGTATCTCTCCATCTGCCAGACCCGCAACCTCTCGCCGTCCACCATTCGGGGTTACAGGAAGTGTATGGAGGCCTTGCGGGAGCTGCACGAGATACGCGCTGCAGATCTGACGCCAGCGCTGTTAAAAAACTGGATTAAAAATCAGACCACCGTGCTGAAAACCATCCGGAACCAGCTTTCCTTTCTGCGCTCGGCGATGGATGAGGCAGTGATTGACGGGGTTATACCGGTCAATCCCGTGTCGCTTGTCAAAGCCTCCCGCTACCGCAGCCAGCGATCGGAAGAAAGCCACTATGTGGTTGATCCGCTCTCACCGGATGAAGTGATAATCCTGCTTCGTGCTGCCGGTAACCGGCAATGGGAAAATCTCTTCAGGTTTGCCATTAACACCGGCCTGCGGAGTTCTGAGCTGTGCGCGCTGACGTGGAAGGATATTGATTTCGACAAACGGAAAGCCAGTGTTCAGAACGCGAGCGTCGTCGGGATCATCAAGACCACCAAAACACGCGCAGGTAAGCGAAAGGTCGATCTGAATGATGAAGCCCTGGAGGCGCTAAACCAGCAGAAGCCGTTCACCTCTGAGAAGAAAGCCTTTGTGTTTGAAGATCCCAAAACCGGGCAGCCCTGGGCAGGTGCGGATGCCATCCGCAAGAAGGCCTGGGTGCCGACCGTTAAAAAGGCGGGTATCCGTTACCGCAATCCCTACCAGACCCGGCACACGTTTGCGACGCGTCACATCAGTCAGGGTGCGAACCTGTTCTGGCTGGCTTCACAGATGGGACATAAGGGGCCTGAAATGTTGTTCCGACATTACGGCTCCTACCTGGAAGAGTATGACGGTCACACGGATAAAAGGGTCCTCAGGCTCGTTGAAAAGCCCTCAAAAGGAGCCGCATGAACAGTCGCGTATCCCTTCTTAAAAAAACCTATTTCAAATCAGAAGATTACAGAGGATTCAGCCGTGTTCAACTCCCGCCAGCTCCACCAAAATCCTTTCGCGGCGGTTCCAGAGCCGTCCGCTGAAGTCCTGAAAGCCCGCACGGCGCAAGCCTTGCGGGCTTTTTTGTGCCCAGTATTCATGCTGCTGCTAATCAGATTATTGTGGGCAGAAATACCCGAACGGCAACGTACAAAGCAGCTGAGGCAATTGCAAAATCCTTTGGCGCGGATGACGAAACTGCGATGAAAATCGGCCTGACTGTCGACATCGCTGTTCCACCAGGATTTGCATTTGGTATTGGTGCAACCCGGATAGCATCGGTGAGAGCGGGTCGCATCAAACTGATTGAGCATGAATCGATGACGGGTTTAAAACCCGGAGGGCATACGCTTTCCACACACGTTGGCAAAAGCGATGCAGAGTTGTTATCCCGTTTTGAAACCAATAAGCGTTTAACGTTCTCTACCACCTTTACTAATCTGCAGATTGCTGAGGAAGCAATATCGAGAGCGCTTTTTGCTAATATAGCCGTCATAAAGTCTGTTCTCTCAGGTGGCAAGAAAGGTGTCAGACTAACTATTCGTAATGCAGCAGGGAAAACTATTGGCTACGGCTTCAAACGAGGAGACAGCCAGCGGATTGCCATAACAAATGTGAGAGTGGTCTTTGAATTTCAACAATTTAATGGAAAACCCTACTACATTCTTACCGCGTTCCCGTCTCTTTAAGGTGCAAAATGCAAAATTTCCATTTTCTTGATCAACTGATTTTCGGTTATTTCAATCAGGACGCCGACATCATTAATGATGGTGAAAACACAGTTGAAGGCATAGTCAGGCTCTTCAAAAAAACAGCCCCAGATTGGATGCTCAAAGATCTCGTCGAAGAAGTCGATGATTTTATCTCCGCCTATGATGATGGCGTAGAGGAGGAGTTCAAGCGACGCTATGAGTTTGATTTCTCACCTGAGCTTTGGGATACCACCGCACGCGAATTCCTAAAAACAGTACGTCAAATCTCACTAGAGGATTGA